CTATGAACGTAGTTTGTGGTATATCCAGATTGCGACTGCAATCAACATGATATAGAAGATGTATTTTGGAGCGCTGCTTGATGCGGCCTTCCGCACATTCTTTCCTTCGGCATGATAGGATTGCTTGGTCACTGCCATGCTATCCTTTGCCGAAGCCTGTACGATGGACTTCTTATTGTCGCCTTTGTCAATATGAAGTCCGTAGATGCTAATGGCCGATGGCTGCTGAGCGGTATGCTGCTTGTTGCCTGAAGGGATACTTTTGCCGTCTTTAGCGGCAGGAGGTTTGTTGCCGAGAGAGTACATGTCATCAAGAGTCGCTGCCCCAGCGTCTCTTAATGACGTACTTTCCTGGGCAGCAATGATGAAAGGCATCTCGCTTTGCTGCTGTGAGTACGGTTGTGCGAACAGGATAATCATGCTGTCCACCGACAGCGTGAGCCGATGGCTGAAGGAGTCGGTCGTCAGAGAGGAGCAGAGACGGTTGGCAGCTGTTGCCACCGTCTCGCTCTTCTCTGTAGCCGACACACTGGCTTTCGTAGTCTTGCAAGAAAGTAACAGAGCCGTGCATGAAAGAAGAAGGAAGAAGAGTAACTTTTTCATTGGAACAATTATTTTTGTTGGCTAAAGATGTAGTCATATTCGTGGCAGTCGAAAGACGGACATGTCTTCGCTGCGAACTTGCAGGCCTTGTACTGGAGTAAGCAGTCAGCACAAGAGATGCTGGCATCCTTTTGCTTACGGGTGCACACAAATTCACGGTGGCCATGGAGCGTGGCTGATGGAAAGCGTTGGTGAAGATCCGTCAGGAGTTTCGCCAATGCTTCCTTCTGTTCCGGTGTGCGCGTATCCTTGGTGGCCTTGCCATCCTTGGCAAGCCCACCAACGTAGCACACGCCGATGCTGTAGCGGTTGTGTCCGATACAGTGAGCTCCTATCTTCTCGATGGGTCTGCCTCGAAGGATGGTTCCATCGAGGTAGATCAAGAAGTGGTAGCCGATACCATTAAACTTCCTTGCGCGGTGCCATTTGTCCACGTCGGCGATGGTCACATGCCGACCTTCAGGCGTAGCCGTGCAATGGACGATGATTTCATTGATTCTTCTCATTGCTGTGGATTTGTTTGGATAGGAATTCCTTGATACGATACTCAGATTCTCCGAGTTTCGTCTTGAAGTACACGCTGACACCGAAGATGGCACCAGCGAAGGTCAGGCCCTGTGCCATGTACCAGAGCACACCATCCGTAACGTCTCCTTTCGTGAAGAAAGAGATAAAAGATAGGACAACACCCGATACCACCATGAGTGCAGCGGTGCAGTACTGTATCCATTCTTTGCTGTTTGTAGTCATAGGTAGAAAATACTTTTGCGTTGGTTTACACGGCAAAAGTAACCAGGCTTTTGGTCTTGCCAAAAGACAGTTTGATAATGTTTTAGAGAATATTTCCCGAAAAAGTAGTACATTTGCAGAAAAATCATGTTATGGTCAACGAATTTAAGGTAATCACATTGTGCGGTAGCACTCGCTTCAAGAATGCGTTTCTTGAAGCACAGAAGCGTTTGACGCTTGAAGGGAACATCGTTGTTTCCGTCGGACTCTTTGGACATTCAGGCGACGAAGAAGTCTGGAAGCCTGGCATCAAAGACATGCTCGACCGTATGCACCTGAGCAAGATAGACATGGCCGATGAAATCTACGTCATCAACCTAGATGGCTATATCGGTGAGAGTACGAAGCAAGAAATAGCCTACGCTGAAGCGCATGGAAAAACTGTGAAGTATTTGGAAAAGCCTTGTGACCCGATGATGGAGACATCCAGGAACTTGATGGCATAATTTTATTTAGAAAGTCGAATATGAGTTAGTCTTATGAAAAAGTTTGTTTCTAATTTATATTTTAATGACAGTAACAAATTAGTTTGCAAAGGCAAAAACGGCAAATCATGTCCTGTTTTTAAGAAGCAAGGGTCATTAGATGGTGCCTGTGCAACATATTCTGTGGTAATGAACTTACTCATTTTAGGGGTAATTAGTGATACTGATACTCGAATATGCGTTGAACATAAGAATAAAGATATAAAGAAGCTATTCAATGTATTCTGCAATGACTACGGAATGCACAGAGATGGGCAAACTTTCTATAAAATCCAAAGGATGCTTATGGATAGTTTCAGCAAGGTTATAGATGTTCAGCATACCAATACGAAAGAAGGTGGGTGGAAATCATTGAACAATATTGTAACCACAATAGATACTGGCATTCCTGTAATCATTTCTGTTTCAAATAACAGCCTTTGCCATGCTATGCTTGCTGTTGGCTATGAAAAGGATGGTGACGATATTACGCGAGTTTTCTTGCTTGACCCTAGTGGTGATTACATCAATATTAAGAAAAGGTGGAATGCTGTAATAGAAGTAAGCCATACAAGGAAGAGACCTTTCAATTATAATACTGTAACAGAAGGAATTCCTGATAGCCAATTTGTTGATTTAGATGATATCCTCATTATTCGTCGCTTAGAAGAATAATTTAGTGGTTGTACCTCCTGTAGTTGTCATCGAGTGACCTAGCTACGATGCCGACGAACTCGTTGCCGAGGTTGTCGGCGAGGAACTCCCGGATGTTCATGACGGATGCGTAGTATTTCCGGCTGAACCATTTCTTGGCGACACGTTTCTTCTCACGCCCTATATCCCCGTGGTTGCCACGGGGAATTTCTTTGCCTGTTCCGAAGTCTTATTAAAAAAGTTCAAAAACATAACGAGTTTGAATATTATGTTTGGTGATAACCGATGAAAAGTGTAATTTTGTGGCTGATAATTAAGTTTCACCAAATAACATAATACACCAAAGGTATGAAACGGTATTTGTTTTGGATTCTGATAATTGGTATAGTCTGTTTCGCTTTTTATACACCGAAACAAGAACCATTACCCCTATTTGAAGAAAATAGAGAAGTAACAGAATATGGTGATACTATTATACACAATGGGGATGGAACAATAAGTATTCCGTGTGGAGATGGCAATTATATAAGTATGACAGAAGAACACTATAGGGCAAGTAGGAAAGAAATGAAAGAATATAATGAATTACATAAAAATGACCCACCTAAAAAGAAAACGAAAATGATAAATATTAAAGGAAAGGTCAGTGTTAGTACTTGGGTCGATGCAGGAGACTTACGTTCTGACGGTTATGATGAAGCAGACTTTAATACAAATATCATAGTTGAAGATGATGCAGATAATTGGCTTCCGTGATATAATTCATTTTTGAATCTTAATGAATATTGCTTAGTGGTTGTACCTTCTGTAGTTGTCATCGAGAGCCTTTGCGACTACACCCACCATTTCCTCTCCTAGGTTCTCACTCATGAACTCATTGATTCTCATGACGGAAGCATAATACTTCCGGCTGAACCATTTCTTGGCCTTGCGTTTCTTCTCACGTCCAATATCCCCGTGGTTGCCACGGGGTATTTCCTTACCTGTGCCGAAGTCCTGCCACAGTCCATATTCTAGGAAAGTCTGTGACAGTCCCACCTCGATGAATCGGCCATCGGCCCTGACAGGCAGGGCCTTCGGCGAAGCCAGCAGTCGCCCTGAGTCAATGACACCTAGTAGCGTTATCTGCTCCCTCCAGATGTGGAGCATGGTGTCATTGAAGGCGTTTACAAATTTCTCCCTCTGCTCATATCCGTCCAGTTTCTCGGTCTCACTCATAGAAATTGTTTTTGTGATGCACCTTCATCTTTTTGTATCTTACCACAGAGCTTTTCCATCGATGGTGAATTTTCCCGTTTCGAGGATATGCAGTTCACATGATCCAGCCTTTGCATTCAGGCTAATATAGTTAGCCTTTTGGCAAGTGGAATGAAAACGTACTTTCAGCCCTGAGGAATAGCATGCGGTGACGTAGATATTGAATTGTTCCAATGCTCCAAGGTTTTGTTTTATGATGAGCCAGTTTTCGTTTTCCACGAATTTCTCTTTGTCCTCAAACACGTTTACTGTCAGCTCAACTGTTTTCGTGATGGGCGTTTCCAGTGATTCCACTATAGATTCAAGGAGACAGCCGAGCGTTTCGGGTGTTATAGCCCCTTTGTACTTCGTTGCCTTGAATTCTGTGATCATTGCTTTTACTTCATTTAAGTTCATAGTCATGCGAATTGATTGGTGAAACATTGATTAAAGATTCTGTCATAAGTCACATCTTCGACCCATTCGTTGATGTCGTAGCTCAGATTGGTGTAGGTTTCTACTGCGATTTGGAAGTATGCGCACGCGCATCCTGAGAAGAAATAGCGGTCTATTTCCTGGAATGAGATACGCGGATCCAGATAGATGGCATGTTGCTGCAGTTTCGTCTGTTCCAGAATGAGAACAGACATGAACTGCCTGAACAGCTCTCGCATCTTATCCATGCAGACAATTCGGGCATCCATATTGTCGATGGCATGTCTCATGGCCATGAACACCGTCTTCACTCTTCGAGTGTGCGGTGTGTTGTTGATGTCCGTATAGCCTTGTGATATATCGGACACACAGACGAATGCTGAGTGCGACTGCATGGCAGCAAGCGCTTCCTCGAAGCCTTCCAGTCCGCTGACCTTACAAAAGCGAAATCCGTTAGCGACAGCGAAACGGTTTCGCTTGGTCAGGTCCGCGAAGAATGCCGTGGCATTCCAATTGAAATTATCTTCCATGAGCGTGATAAATGATTTGAAAGGGCTGCAATACCATTGCAGCATACATGACAATTATGATGTTTTTGCTGCTTTCCGTAGCTCCTCTGCCTCCTTTGCCTTGGCATCCAGTTCTGTGAGTGCCCTCCATGTGTCCATCTTCATGATGGCATCCTCCTTGGTGATGTCGCCACCTGTGAGTGCTCGAATCTGAGCATTCGTGCTGTCACGGAGCTGTTTGAAGAGGTCAGCTTGCTTATCGCCCAGTGATCCATCCTCATTATTGGGAGCCGGGCGATAGAAGTTGCTGAACAGCTGCGCGAAATACTGTTTGAGTGCAGCCATCCAGTAGAAGACCCCGACGAGGTGCGCCTCAGATGGCTTCACTTTGTCGCTGCCGTAGAGCACCTGAGCCATCTGTACCAGCAAGTCGCCTTGCTGCGTATTGAGATACCCCTGAAAGAGGTTATCGACGTACAGATACTGCTCGAAGGGTACTTTCTCGAAGTCAGCGGCAATGGCCTTGTGCCTGCCTATACGTGCTATGCGTACAGGCACGGGCGCAAAGGCATCCAGGAAATCGAGTGTTGATGCTGCTTTCTGAACCTGCCTGGCACTGAGAGGCACTTCCGGCTCTCCCTTTCTCTTGATGAGAAAGCGTTTGTCAGGCAGTTGGCAGAGCACCTTCAACCGATTCCATTTCATGAGGCAGAGTGTTTTGACCTCTGCCGCCGACAAGTCACGCGCGAAGAGATCAAAGACGAGCAGCAGTTGCTTGTCGGTAAGTTCTTCCCACGATGTGGGCAATGAGATATTAAAAACTGCTTCCATACCGCAAAGGTATAGAAGCAGATTGTATGTAGAAAAGACAATTTTATGAAATTAAAATTTAATATTCCATGATCTATTTCTTTTGGTTTTTTTCCGAATACTTATTTTATCATGGAAATGTTCGTTTATAAAAGCAATCTCATCCTCTTTTAAATTGTCAATATATAATGTTACATGTTTTTTTTCTTTGCAATAGACATTTAATGATTCTATGATTTTATTTAGGAATAATGAATCTGGTGTTGTTTTTTCTTCATAAATAACATATCTTTCATAATTATCATCCCTATAGTATGATTTGAGATTATTTTCAGTAACCTCATTTTCATCATAAATATCTACAAATACTCTTGTTTCACCCAAATACTTTTCTGTTCTTGTTCCTCCATCGAAATTACTTGGGTCAAGTATTTCTCTATACTTTGTTTCTGAATATTTTGAAACTATAATGCTACGCTTTGACATACTTCTTCGTTTTTGTTTAGCAAAGGTACACATTTTTTTTAGAACCAGTATCCTCCTGAATGTCTTTTATTGCGAAAAACAGCAGGAGAATACAATTTTGCGGTGTCCGACGAGTGCCATACAGGGAATATCTCTTCGTGTTCACGAATGATATTCACCAGGTCGTAGAACGACTGGGGATGGCACTGCACTAGTAGCTAAAACTATGTTAGTTTAATAATATCCGACCATCGTGTGGTAGGATTCTTGCTCTTGAAATCATGTTTGATGGCATTAGCGAAGACTTCAGCCTTTCCTTTGCCGTCTTTCTTGGTGTACTGCTGGGAACCAATGACTACAGTCTCGGTGCCATGCATGCGGTTGATGCGGTCAACGACCTCATCGAGGCGTCGCATCTTCTCTATCTGTTCGGCGTTTACGTCGAACAAGTCCTGCTGTATGGGACTGTCAGGGCCAATGCCCATGACAATCACACCAGCTTTTTTATATTGATAGCCTGGGCGGTAGATTCTTTTCAGCACGTCGCCAGCTGCTTTGACAATAGCGATGGTGCTATTTGTCGGAGTTACTAACCGAGCCTCCTGGAAATTCCAGTATTGAGCGAGGTCTTCACGGAAAGTATTCGTATTGACGAAAACGCCCACGATAGTAGCTACCGTATTCTGTCTGCGTAATTTCTCTGCACAGCGGGCTGCATAGTTAGAAACATGCGTCTGTAAAGTGTCAATGTCAGAGATCATTCCGTTGAACGAGCGGCTTGTGCAGATTGATTTCTTCTTGGCCAGTTCCTCGTTAGGCATAGCGTCCTCACCGTTCAGTTCCTGCCAGGTGCGCACGATGTTGATGTTGTTGAATGTCATGCGTACCCAGCCCTTATTATGCTTGGCAAAGTCTAGTGCCGTCTTACAGCCTAAAGCCTGCAACTTTGCAGCGTACTTTCTACCTATTCCCCATACGTCTTCTATCGGGCACCATTCCAGCGCTCTCTCTCGCTTATAGTCATTGTCAATCATGCAGCAGTGGCGGTATGCCTCGAACTTCTTTGCCAGTTTCGAGGCAATCTTCGCCAGCGTTTTTGTAGGAGCCAGACCGATACTGATAGGCATTCCTACTTCTCGTTTTACGCGCTTATGAAGGTTCTCTCCCCATTGCTGAAGCTTGTCAAGGTTTATACCGTCAAGGTACATGAAGCACTCGTCTATTGAGTATCGGAAATAAGCCGGTGATTCTTTTCTGATGATGCTCACCACCCGTCCTGTCATTTCTCCGTAGAGTTCATAATTCGAGGAGAACACGGCAATCTTCTGATTCGGGAATTGCTGGGCCAGTTGAAAGTATGGTATTCCTTCTTTCACGCCCATAGCCTTGGCCTCGTTGCTACGTGCCACTACGCAGCCGTCGTTGTTCGACAACACGACCACCGGAACGCCTTTCAGGTCAGGTCTGAAGACACGTTCACAGCTCACGTAGCAATTATCGAGGTCAGCTATTCCGTACATACATCATTAGGTTTCGAAGGTTCTAATAAGGTGTACCACGACACCCCAAACTTCAAAATTATCTCCGGCTTCCACTTTAAACACAGGATAGTCGGGATTAGCAGGCTTCAGTTCTATGTAGCCGTCTTTCTTATGCGTGAGATCCAGGTACTTCATCGTGAACTCCCCGTTCCAGAAGGCTACTATGATTGAACCGTTGTGCGGTTCCACCGCACGGTCGATGATTACGCGGTCGCCATTAAAGATGCCTGCATCCTTCATCGAGTCGCCTTCCACGTCGCCGTAGAACGATGCTTCTGGGTGAAGGATATAGTCGCGGTTAAAATCCAGTGTCTCGTGGACATAGTCTTCTGCAGGGGAAGGAAAACCAGCTCTTATCCCAGCATGTTGTAGCTCCAGCTTGGTATCGAAGACACCTCTCTTTATCTTAATATTACTCATACGCATTTTTTCTTCTGCAAAGGTACGAAAAATCTACATTTCACAGGAAACCTTTATGGTTTTGTTTATGTTTTTAAAAAAAGAGCGACAGGCTGTCAAAACTTGTCGCTCTTGAATTTATAAGTATGGCTGTATTATTGGTAATTCTCCAACATTTTCTCCCAAAAGAACTTGAATAAGTTAACGGAATAGTCTTCTGTAAGAAGAAACACCGTCAAACTGGGGGACGCAGCACCCCTTTCGTAAAATTCTACTCTTGTAATTAAATGAGCATCAGAAATAAAATCATCATTCTGTTTGTAACCTATAGTTAAATAATATGCAGAGCGCGTAAATTCTCCCTTTTCGCACGTGACCGCCATGACAGTTTCAGCAGTTTTGTTCACAAAGTAATATCTCAGTCGTCCATCTGTATATTCTTGTTTCGTTCTTACGTCACTGTTTTTTGCGATAAAACCAATATTATTCTTTGCTGCACTTTTCGGATTGTTTTTATCCCTAACAAACAGCATAATGTGACCATTCGAACCTGGTACATATTCGAATTCTATTTTTTCGGTTTCATCTTCTGTCACATTATTTTCAACATTTTTTCCTCTACTTCTTTTCTTATAACCCTTCATCACCAATTTGTTGCATCTTTCCACGATGCCTAAAGTCTCCTGGTTTATTTTGGGGTTTTGAGACCATGCTGTTGAGGGTATGAAAACCACAAATAAGAGTGGCAACAAGAATGATAAAAGTTTTTCTTTCATAGGAGTAATACTTTATTCTTGGCAAATATAGCAAAATTTATAATTGTATTTGTTGTTTTGATATATTTTAACTCTCTTCATCTTAAGATAAATAAACTAGAACCAGTATCCTCCGGCCTTCTTTTTGTTCACAAAGACGGCTGGAGAGTACAACTTGGCGGTGTCTGACGAGTGCCATGCAGGGAAAGTTTCTTCGTGTTCCCGTATGATGTTCACCAAGTCATAGAACGACTGTGGGTGAACTTGCATGTCTGAGACGAGCATCATCTCTAATGACTGTAGGGAGCGGATGACATGTTCTTCGAGTGTGCTGCACTCTCGCATCTGATTCATCACATGCTGTCTGAACACTGTCATCTGCTCCTGCGAGAAATAGGTATCTGCAAGCACGTTCTCAATCTTGATGAGACGGTCATGCAGATGCTGGTACTCGTCCCAGACATGTTCACGGATGGCCAAGCGACGGCACAGGCTCATGAATGGGAACAGCGTGGCGGCAAAGAATTTGCCCTGCGTAGATTGCTGCCAATCGCCCTGACTGGCCAATCGTAGCAGCAGCTGTTCGAGGTTGGTGTCTCGCTCTGCTTCGAGCGAGTCCAGCAACCTTTCAATTCTCTCTTTGGAGGCAGGCACAATGTTTGTGTTCGATACGATGCCGAAGCCGTTTGGTGTCAGTACCAGATCGAGCGAAGGCACTGCCGACATGAACGCATGAGTGGCAATGACCTTTTCGACAGGCTTCTTCAGAGCCACTATTGCAGCGGAGTCAGATGCGGACTCTGCCGCCTCTGACGCAGCAGCAATAGTCTCGAAAAGGTCATCAGGAATGAAGTTCTGCCTTAGCCATTCCTCGGATGTTTCGAGGAATGGCGTTAGTTTTTCAAAGAGTGTGGCTTCGCCCTCGACAGTAGCGAGGACGTGCGGGATGAGCTTACGGAGTTGTTCGTCTGAAGTGATGATTTGCATGGGGTGAATAGGTTTTTGTTGATGGGCTTAATGGGCTTTGTTGGAGAGGTGGAATAATGAATGCTATTCTTCCTCCTCTTCCCTCTTCTGCCTATTGCTGCTTACCAGCTTGGCATCCTTGTTCTCGTCCAGTGTGGTCAGCATAATGAACGGACAATCCGGCTTCACGCCCTGCCATCCGTTATACCTTATGATTATATGATGAACGGTGAAGAGCAGGTCGTGATACGGTTTCTGTAGGGCTTGTGCGATGGTGTAGAGTTCACGTTTGTCGCTACCGCTGTTGTTGCTCTGGCTCTTGCCAGGCACAGACCCCACAAGGTTCGAATGTACGCGCATTGTGAAGCACACCATGTTAACGGCCTCTATGATGTCCGTTGACCAGTCGCCGCCCTCCTTGTCCGTTTCCACCTTATTGATGACCACATCGTGCTGTTCCTTGCCATCCGGCGAGATATAGAACGTAGAGAACAATGCCTTTCCGCTGTTCTCCATTCCTGTGAGGAAATTGATGATCTTCTCCTTTTCCTCCACTACCCTATCCATCTGTTTCTTTCGGTCAGTGATACCTTCCGCCTTGAAGATGCCGTCCCAGTATCGGTTGGCAATCTCTATGTGGTACTTTATGGGCGCTGAGTTCTTCAGCTTAGCCTCCTTCGCCATGCCGATCAGTTTCTTGATGTTGTACCAGTTCCCCTTGAACAGGGCACCGTAGTACGGAATCGGGTAATACGTGCTGTCAGGAGTCGGCACACGGCTGACGATGGCAAACTTACGGGTAGAAGCCTTCGGTTTCTTCCCCTTAACAGCCTGCATCTTCTCCTGCAGGTCGGCCCAAGGAGCATGCTGGTCGAGCAGTTCAATCTTCTCCACCTCGTCCTTTGACGAAATGCACTTTCTCCAGTTGGCATAGAGGATATACGGTATATGGCCGTCCGTCTCAGCCGGGGCGAATCGGCAATAGCACGCCTCCTTTCTAAGGATGCGTACTATCTTCGATCCTTCTGCATTGAGGATGATGACCGACACACAGAAGGCGAAATGCTTGAAGTCCTGGCAGACCCCTAGGAAGTACGATGCAATGTCGTTGTCCATCAGGTAGTCGTTTACTTCCTGTTGGACTTTCTGCTTGGCTTGGGTGCAGTCATAGACCAGTCCCGAGCCGTAGCATACCTCCGCATTGAACAGCTGGCAGGTAGAAAGTGTCTCGTCGCTTTCTATGAGTTCAAGTATTTTGTAAGGCATTTGGTTGTCAGCCCCCCACGGCATATACTCGTAGCCCTCGTCAATGGTCACAGGCAGCATATCCTCCTGTTCCTTGAACACCTCGGAGGATTTGACTGTAAAGGCCGCAGAAGCCTTCAGTTCAGGAATGTCAACGACGGAATTAAAAGAATAGTTGTTCATTGTCTTGCTTAGTTTTGACGCAAAGGTATGCACAGCCCATTGAACACGAAAAGACATGAAAAAGGTGGCCATCTTCCCAGACGGCCACCAAACATGTAAAATTAAGAACAACGGTCAATGCCCTTCGGCATCACCGCCGGACAATACGACCTTCACAGGTGGTATTATCCTATGCAAGAGTATTTCCTAGCTGTTGCGCTTGGTCTTTCTTGTACCGACACAAAGAACGTGGGTTATCATCCCACGTCTCTGAATCTAGGTTCCGGAAAGACCCTGCATACAGACTATGAGACGACAAGCCCACGTATAAGCGTGAACCGTCGAACTCCATCTTGTATGCTTTTGAATTTTCCGGATTCAGATTCACAAGACAGAAGCGCAACGCTTCAGTTTCCATTAAGTGACTGCAAAAATGCTTTAAGGCACAAGGCAGTATGAGAGTCAGTGCCACTGCACCCTGACAATCACGGTGCAAATATACGAATTATTTTCAAGAATCAGTGTGAACGTGCTGAAAAGTTGCTTCAAAGGAACACTTCCATTCCGTTGACCATGAAGATGCAGCACTCCCGGCACATGCGGATCTGGTTGCTGTCGAGCAGTTTGAACTTCCTCGTCCCCTTATAGTGTTCGTACTTGATGCAGATGCACCGTTTCCATTCCTGTATTTCCCCAGTCTTAGTCCACAGTCTGATGTCCACGGGGTCAGGTCTGTTGAGTATCAGGCGAGCCGTAGAAATATGTATGCTATTCATATTCTCGTTGTTTCATTATAGTTCCATTCCGTTCCCTCGGCATATTTCCATGAGAACTTCAGTTTCATCAATTCCTTATTCGAGTCCGTCACCTCCGATGATATATCAGAGATCAGTATCTCGGCCGATTTGTTGTTTGGCAGAATCCTGCTCACCCATCTCGACGCGAACATCTGGCTGAGCCACATTGCCTCGTCATAAGTCATCGGACCCGTTTCCACCTCATGCTTGACCGTTACCGTCTCATCATAGAACAGAGTCTTCCTTCCGATGACAGCTTCACTTCTGTTTACCTCCGTCTTGGTTGTCGTTGCCCCGTAGAGATACGCCCTTTCAGGTATATTGAATGCGTTCAGGAAAGAGAACACATCACTTGGTCTCTCGTCAGTGAAGAAGACGTTAAATGAACGGTTCCCAATATGATACTCAACCCCCACTACACATCTGCGTTCATACGTTTCCCACATCAGATTTTCAAGATACTGTTTCGTCAAGGTCTTCATGACGATCCCATCCGTTTCGATCAGTACCTCTTCCATATTGAGGGTGTACGACATTATCATGTCTGGTCTAAAAGGCAAAGTGTAGTAAATGTTAGCATATTGGTTTTCTCTCTCGAACGCCTTTATGTAGCTATGTAAGTCCACCCATCCATCATTCGGGACCAGCGCACTCTTTCTTGTTGTCAGGAAGTTTCTTCTCAGGAACGTCTCCGTTGCGACCGTTGTTTTGAAGTCACTGCAGATGACCCTCACATCGTCAATCACCGAATTGGCTCCACTCCCCTCCCTTGCTTCCAGTACCAGAGTCGCAATATTGAGGTCTTGTTCAAACATGGCATCCTCCACGATGGAGCGAATATCCCTTACACAGACCATATTGTTGTACGGATAATAGACCGATGTGAACACATCGTCGCCTTCCACGGAGACGGTGAACACTATACTTTGAGCATCCGTTGCGACATAGACATTCTCCGGCAGATGCGAAGTGAGGTATATGCTCGATGATGAGATATTAGTGATGTTTGTAGCCATTGCGCTGTTTTTTTGGCGCAAAGGTACAAACGGGCGGTGGGTGGGGAAAAGACAGAAAGAAACCCGATGCTTTGCACTGGGCATTCTTTCTGACCGTTGAAAGCATCACCAAGCACCTTCGAGCTTGTTGTTTTCAACATCATATATGAAGTGTAACTCACGAAGCGAGCCGATACGCTCACCTGTTGGAGTGTATAAGTTCGCAGTCAAGACATCCTTCCAATTCCCATCGAAATGATCATTCAGGACATCATACACGGCGATGTTTTCGTGATAAGCATCATTCTCTGCCTGGGCTGCGATTGTGAAATCCTTGTTCGTTGTAATCATGTGACTATTGATCTTTAAGTTTGACATTTGGAAAACTCAATTAAGTGATAGCCTCCTTATTGGAAGGCTATCACATCTGCTGCTTGTTCATTTTTCTTTGCGCGAGGCTTGCGCTGCTTCTTCGGCTTCTCAGGCTCAGCCATCGGCTCCTGCTCCGGCTGCTGTGCCAGCACTGCATCGACGCTGTGCTCTTCGATGAACTCCTGGCGCACCTCGTTCAGCTTCTCCTGCCCCTCGGCATTGGCCAATGCCGCTTTCTCTTCCTTGATTTCAGCTGAGAGGACAACCAGGCAATCCTGAGAGATTCTTGCTCCCTCCGTGTGCTTCTTCAGCAAGAAGCAGAAACGCATTGCCTTGTAAGCGCTCTTGCAGAATGCTGCGGGCTGCTCTTCGCCCTCGATACCCACTGACCAGATTTTCTTGTTCTCACGTGTTGTCTTTGCGACTGTTGCGATAATCACTTTTGCTTCCATGATTCTAAATGTTTTTGATTGTTATACTTATTGTTGATGATTTATATTTGTTAATCCATGAGATAGCACTCGATGTAGGTAATATCTACCATGAGATCATTGGCGAAGCCCTCTGCAATCTCAGTAGCCTTGGCGAAATTGTCAGCCTCTACCTCGTACTCGTAAGATTCGCCATCTTCCGTGTTGACCACCACCTGGTAGAGATTGCCCATGTAGGACTGCTTGTGGCGAAGCTTGCAGCTATTGAAAAGCGGTAATGTTTGAACTGGATGTGTCATTTTATTTTTCAATTTATTTTGTTAAACTTATTAGCGCCGAAGCGCTCTGTAATTTTTACGTGCAATACGGAGGCAGGGGTGTTAGTGACATGAGGCAAGGAATTTCGAGCAAAATTTCGGAAAACCACATTTATTTTGGCCTTGGCCTTTATCGCCTGTCGGAAAATAAATGCGGAAGGCTGCTGGAATTTTGTGTGGAAATCGGGAGCCAGCGACCAGTACTTGCCGGGAACGGGCCCGCCTATCTTTGCAAAGGAAAAATAAATGAGCGTACTTTGGCATTAGCATAATAAGGTTAGATGACAAAAGAAATGTGCAGAAAAACGAAGTGACGATGACAGACAGGGCTAACAACAGAATTACCGATTCAATGATGCGATGCTTCATAACAATAGCAGGCCATTTGGAAGCAATCTCCCATGGCGGTGTAGTCATCACGTCAAGGATGATGGCGAATGAGTATGAGGTGTATGGAGGCTAAGACAGTTGCCTTGGCAGCAGAGACAGAGGGCCGCTTACCGATGAATAAAGGCAGATAGCCACATGAGTACTATCCATGAAAGATTAACAGGAATCATCAACGTATGACAGTCAAAAGCGAATCATGGAAAAGCAAATGTCAAAACGGTCAGCCGCAAAAGTCAACCCGTGCAAGAACACATCTGGGCGGTGGCTGTCGAGGGCCTGCAGCCCGTGCCTGCAAGAGCAGTACACAAGGCAGTAATAAGTCTGACTCTTGCAAAGGAGCGCATGGTGTGAGCAAAACCAAAATCAGATTGAATGGTGTTCCTCAGGCATGAATGAGAAGGGAGGGATAGAAAATGACCATACCGCTTAGAGGCAGGAGAAGCGACGTGGTGCGGAAGTTCATCTACAAAAAGAGCATGGTGGCAGTGCTGTCACGGAAGACGGTACAAGCAGAAGAGTATGAGGAGTTTGAAAGCAGCATATAGACAAGATTATAGCGATGAAATCATAGGAGCAAAAAATATGTGTTACAATCGCTGTCACTAATCAGCATACAGGACATTCAGCAATTCATCAAATCAATAAGAATATAGTATATGCTGTTATCATGACTGGAGCTTTTAAAAAGAAACGACGGACCTCACGGTCTGCCGTCTCTGTGATTTTGTGGTAATTATTTAGCGTTTGCTATTTATTCGACGTCCATGAACCATGCCGGAAATTCAACGAAGTAAAACTCGAGAATAAGTAGCAATGCCCACGCGCTGAATAAAAAAAAGTTGGAGTCTCACGACTCGAATATTATTGACTATCGTCTTCTCCTATTGAAGGTAGGGTTATAACCATATTGTTGCTGTTGTTGTTGTATCAATTCTATCTGCTGCCGTTGCTGTTCTTCCATAAGACGACGCATTTCATCAGCCTGACGTGCTTGTTCGGCTCGATGTACCATGGACTGATATTGAGGCATGATTTCACTCTCATTATCATAGAATACTATCCATTTGTTCTGACATCCGGCTACGTTGTTCGAACAAAGGAAGAAACGGTAGTGCTTCCCGTTCTTTGCGATATCCTCTTTAACAACTTTAAATAGACCTTTCTTGCAGACAGGACAACGTAGCTGGTGGGCATCGTCTTTTTCTGTCATTTCTGTGACGAAAACTGATGGCATATTCTCATTGTACATCACAAACGTATGCTTTCGAGCGCGTGTGATGGCCACGTAGAACAAGCGTCTCTCTTCTGAATACTCAAAGTTATCTATCTCACTCAGCACATAGCCCAAAATAGGGTCGTCCGTGATTCGGGACGGGAATCCTCCTCCATCCTGGCTACAGTTGAGGATGATCACATTATCAGCTTCAAGACCTTTTGCTGCATGCACACTCAGAAATTGCATGGTACGTCCAGCAAAAGTAACCGTAGCTTTTTTTGATGTCGGTGACTGCTGCCTCACACAATAACTAGGGAAAATTTTTACCTCATAGTTGTAGCGAGCAATCAGCATCACCGTTTCGTCAGCGGGTATGCTCTCAATGACTGTCTTAATTGTATTAAGATACGTCTCGTTAGTAGTTCTTGAAAAAGGAACGAAGGATAGCTTTGTGCAGACATTATCAGAAAGCGGTTTCACCGTCTTCTGAACTTGTGAAGGATTCTTCAGGATAAACTCAGAAGAACGTTCCACAAGTGGGTTGCCAAAGCGATAGGTAGTTTCGATTTTACATTTGACTGTAAATCCGAAATGTTCCTCAAAGCGATTGAATAAGTTCATATCACTTCCAGAGAAGCGGTAAATGGATTGCCAGTCATCGCCGACACAATATGTCTTGGTCAGAGGATCTTGTTGTCTTAGGGACACAATGAATTTATAGCGGTCAACAGATATATCCTGAAACTCGTCTACGAGAATATACGAGAAGCGAGATTTATATCTTCCCGTCTCACAATATTTGGCCGCACAAAGAATGATGTCCGTAAAGTCTCTTTGCTTTCTCTCAGCAAGTGCCGTTTCATATTCTTCATATAGTGGTTTTATTACTTCGTACATCAAAAACCTGCAGCGTTCACAGAAATCTTCAGGCTGGCCACTTTCTTTGATGGTCTTCATTATCGAGTCGAATGTTTTGCCATTCGATTTCATCAAGGAGATAAACGATGAGAACAGGTTCATGATGTTCTCTTCCATCGTCTTGTTTCGCTCAAACAGACGCTTGTATTTTTCTTCCTCCGACAGTTCCACAGGAACAACACCTATATTCCTCAGTTGCTCTTCCAGTTTCTTAAATACCGTTTTGTCATGGAACATAGCACTAGTCGTTTCCATGAGGTGCGTGTTAAACTCACGGTGAACACTTCTTTTCCATGCAATACCTCTATTATATTCACGATTTGCAGCCTCGAAGCCGCCTTCTTTGCCTTCTCCAAACCACTGAGGCACTTTGCTGTCTTTATCTATACCAAAATGTTCCAGGAAAGCATAGTACCGTTGTCCTTTCACTTCATAATAAATCGTGAAGTCCGGTTTATATTGGCGGTGGAACTTAGACGATATGTCCTTCGGATAGTTCTGTTCGTATAGGAAATCAACATTGTGTGTCGAAAGCCACGTACAGATTTTTTTCTCTTCTTGAGATCGAGTGAAGACAGGGTTGCCATTCATATCCCCATACGGAGCCATACGTCCATAAGTTTCGCGGTCTTCATAATACTTTTCGGCATGTTCATACTGATGTTCAAGTTTCGTAAGGTCAGCAACCTCACCCACATATTTAGTGACAGCCGCTTTGAAGTTTTCATCTTTCTTAATCAATTGATAATAGCATTGAAGCAGGAACTCTGCTTCAGCAACATCAGGAAATCGTCCTTCAACATCAGCTATAATATCACAAGCAAATCGGTGGAATGTCCGGCAAGTCAGTCCAGTTACATTTAGTCTTTCTTGGAACTCTTCTGCGGTCTTCCTATTATATGAAAGCACTAGAATTTCATCTTTTCGGAGCTTTCTTTTATCCAGCAAGTATTTAACCTTAGCAATAGAGGTAGAAGTCTTGCCAGAACCTGCGCTGCTAATTACCAAGCAGTTGTCTTCCAGTTGCACGATAGACTCCCGCTGTTGTGGGTCTAACGGATATTTGAGTATTGTATCAAAATACGACTTGTTCTCACGAAGCTCCTTTTCAACAAACTCCTTGTTATGCACGTCTCGCATTTTCAAGAAACCATGTTGATATAGTTTCTCTTTGGGGAACTTCATAAACTCAGTGTCTTTATACTTTTCATTGATATAGACTTGGCATTCTTCATTGACAATCGTTTCCATCATTTTTTCCAAGTCTCTCACTATCTGATTAAACTTCATACATTCAGAGTGAGCAAAGAAGTGATTAAGAGAAAAGAAAGGTGCTGCCCCAGTTGTCAGAGTTTCAGCCTTTTCATAGAAGTTAATCAGGCGTTCAATAACTATTTTGGTCCCAAAGAAAAGATACCATTTATTCCTATTCTCTACTAGAGAAAAATAGTTTCCTTCAAACTTAGAGTTGATATGTCTTCCTTTATCCCTATAGTAATCCAGGTTGCCGCACTCCTTCATGTAGTCATACACGAACTCATAACCCATGATGCGCAGGTTTCTTGATTTCTTCCAACTATAAACAGCAAGAAGAACCAAGCCGATGACAATGCATGCACTTATAATATAAATCAAAGTCAATTCCATTGTGTCCGAATTTTAATCGTTTCTAAACGACAGCCCATAACAAGTCAACAGGTCTTTTAGAATTTCAAAATTTCTTTTACCAATGCGTTCAGAGTTAGCAACCTCTTCTTCTGTAAGAGAAGCAAGGTCCTTAACTGTAGATTTTTGATTTCTTCTGTAGCCGTATTTCTCTTTCACAATATTTACGATGAGCGACACCTCTTTCCATGACAACTGTGTATTTATTTTAAGAAAAGGCCGGAGACACGTTTGCAGTGTTCCCTTATCCAAGATTTTGCTAATATCTTTTTCATCAAGAACCCTTTGATGGAATTTTTCAAGTTCATCTATTGGCATCCATTGTAAAATACGAATCTTATCGATTTCAGTTTCCATATCAAGCAATTGGCAGGCAACCAACTTTTGATTGCCTTCCAAGAACTGTTTCCATATCTCATCGTTCATGTCAATAATGTAACATGAAGGTGCTATAGCCTTATTGTATATAAATCTGAATGCTACTCTCATAGAATAATATAGAATTTTAAACTCATGGACAACTCTACAACACGAACCTCGAAAGATTGGATATGCCTTGTGATTTATTTGAGCAGATGATATTTTGTTTTTGCTTTCCAGAAAATATTACCCTCATCATCATAATCTACCTTGTCCATAAATTCAGGGAGTTCAATCCCATATCTTTCAAGAATTTCATTACATTCATTGATTATTTTATGCCAATAGGTAGAATTATCTCTTCTAATTTTGTATTCTTCCCAATCCCATATTTCTCCATCAGTTTTTTCGAGAATCTTTTTTGCTGTATCATGAGTCATTTTCAAATTAGTTTTCCTTTTGATAGTTATCTTTTCTTCTAATGAGCCCTTTGGAGGGCGAGGGTCAATACACCAGTCCCAACAAGTAAATCGTTCTGAGCCCTCCAAATCAATTTCTTCGTACAAGTCGCAATATAGGTCAATCATGTAGAGCATGTCGCCTATTGTTTCTTTTTCTAAATTACTGATAGGAATTTCAGGATGCTCGTGTACTATTTTCCTAATATCAGAAATTGACTGCTGACAAAGCAAATAATATTTTTCCTCTTCATCAGGTACAATACATTTGTATATGTCGCTATCTTTATGCACGGGCTTGAAGGATTGTGCGAATCCATATTTATTTATGGATTCACCAACATTTTCCTTCAACTCGCGAATGCCGCTCCATGTTGAATCAAGGATAATCTTATAATATTTTAGATCTTTTACTTTTACCTCTCTCATTCTATAATAAATAAAGAAAAGCCTTTAAATTGTTTACAATATTTTCTTATATACAAGACCTCTGTCACCTGTTGCAGGGTCTACTGATATTCCTTTTGATTCGTCTAACTTAAAGCCGTTTAACTCCAGTAAGTGAATAGAAACATCATTGCCAGGAATAACCATAGCATAAACTGGGTCATTTATACCAAGTCTGTTCTTCATAATGTCAAATACAATAGGAAGAGCGGACTTCATGATTTTGTGTCCTCTCAATGGCGGAATAAGGATATAGTCAATAAGCCAGTGATTAAAGTTGTTGGTAACCTTATTGTGTGTTGGGCTTGTGACTTTGATCAAGCCGCATATTCCGGCATTCATTCTGATAATATAGCAGAAAGCGATGCCCATAGATTGTGTCATCACGCTGTTTACAAGATACATGGGAATCTTCTCCCTTGCTTCTGGTCCTGCAAAATCATGCATATATTTTCTTGTATCCTCATCAAACATTAGCATGATTGAAAGCGTGTGTGCATCATTCTCCAAATTATTCTCAGTAATTGGGTGCATGGAGAATTGTTCTGTCATCTTCACCTTAGGCAAGGCCATAGGGTTAAAGCAAGGTTGGATATTGTTCAAATCAACTTCTTCTGTTGCTTGCTTCTGAATAGAAGTTTTTGGCTTTGGTGTTTCCTTTTTAGCCTCTGGCTTTCTTTGTTTAACTTGCTGCTCAGCCTGTTGCTTTGCCTTTTGTTCAGCCCTTTTCGCTTTTCTTGTTTCTGCTCGCTTCTCTTTTTCTACTACAATATCTTTTGCCAGAAACATTTCTCTGCCATCAACTTGGTTTGGAGTAAAGTCATCCAGGTCTATCTCCCAATAAGAATCTGAAGTGAAAGCAGATTTTGCCCTCTTGTGGAGAGTAGAATCAGTTAAAACTGTAAAATAGACTGACTCAGATTTTTTTATGAGTTTACTCCAAAAGCTTTGCTTTAACTGTGCTTCAATCAAGGTTGTAGGAATGTAGTTGGGGTCATCCCTTAACATCTCCTTATTCTCTTTGATGTTTTTTATAAGGTATCTGTAATACATAGTTTGAAATGTCATTAATTAGTCTGAAGTTATAATATCACGAAGTTCCTTGTATGTCTTCACGAAGTCGAAAGTGACTGTTGACTGAGAGATAGAATTGAAGTGACGTCTGGCACATTCTATTTTCACGTCTTCAATCTTTCTGAAGTCAAGAACTTGGTCGTGGCTGTAGCCCTTAGTCTCGGCCACGAAATAGACGTGCTTGATGTCAGGGTTGTCCTTGAAGACGATGGCCCAGTCAGGACTATAGTGGCCGACGGGGGTGTTGATATAGAACTTCTTGGGAAGTTTCGTATAGACCACCACCTCGTTTGTGTGGTTCTCCAGTGCCTTTGCAAAGTCCATTTCAATGCCTTGCGAGTCCACTACCACCATGTCGAACAAAGACCTTTCCGAATTGATTGCATTGATGCCTAATTGTCCTTTCAGCGTTGCCGTTGAGAATATATCCGCCTCGAACTCCTTTTCCAGTTTATGGTAGGCAATATGTTCAATGACTGATTCCGCCTTACATTGGTTAATGATATTGCCAGCTCGGATAATGAACTCTTCTGGGTTGGCCTTAAAATAGTTGAACGTCTTGGGTCTGATACCTTTCAAAATGGCAACGATAGCCCTGCGAGTCAGGCCAGTGTCTTCAACCAGCTTCCCAATGAGATCATATTTCACATGTTCATTAAGCAGTTCATGAACGTGTGTCGTCTCGGCATTGGTAATCTTCATTGCGTTGCCAGCCTCCAACTGCCGCTTGCTCTTAATCTCATCGAGCGTACCTTCCGTAACGGTGATGCTTATCTCAGAAACCCTCAGGTGATTATCCAGTTCCAAGATAGCCTTTGCAATTAATTTTTCCGTGTCGAAGTTCACCGTATAGAACGTCTGCTTGTTGATTTTCTTCCACAGATCCTGAAACTGCTTAAGTTCAAACCTTTTCTCGATGAATTTAGCTTCTCGAACTTTTCTTTCATTATCCGGCTTGACACTGTTAGGATTGAAGACTGAGTCAAGACGTTTCTCGATGTCCGACTTGAACTCATTGAACTGTTCACCAAAGTCAAGCACTCCCTGTTTCTTGTCATCGTAGTACTTTTGAGTGAGTTGTCCGTCTCTGTTGACGTACCCTTGATTACTGAGCGAAACGAATAAGAAACTCGATTGCAGTTCGTCAAGTTTTTGCTTCTCACCTCGTGCGTTGGTAACCACCATATCATTGAACAAGCTGGGCTGCACCTTCACTGGGCGATCGCCCACAGCCTCGGCAATTTCTGTCTGTAGTTTTGAAGCGAACGAATTGTAAGATTCACTTGCGATGATTGTCAGTGTATTAACAGAGAAAACATCACCATTTAGCGTGTTTTCGTCCTGACGTTCGCCGTTTTCGTTAACGCATAGACGCATACCACGCCCCACCTCCTGACGTTTCTTCGTCTGGTTATCACTATCCTTCAGCGTACATATTTGAAACACATTAGGATTATCCCATCCCTCTTTAAGTGCAGAGTGTGAGAATATGAAACGCGTCGGTTCCTCAAAAGAAAGCAGCTTTTCCTTGTCACGCATGATAAGGTCGTAAGCAGATGCGTCGTTTGAAGACTCATTGCGCAACTCCGAAGCAGACGGCTGAATGAAATGGCCTTTCTTATCTTTAGAGAAATAGCCGTTGTGAACATCTTCAGCGGAATCACGCTTCAGGTACTTCACATATTCCGGATCATCGGAAAACTCCAGTTGGAGAGAGCCGACGATATCCTTGTATTCATCCTCGAACATCTGAGCGAAGACACCTTTACTCGTACCACCGCCTGCTTCATAGATACGGTAGTTGTCCACATGATCAATGAAAAATAGCGAGAGGCATTTTATGCGGAGTTTGAACAACTGCCGTTCCTTCCTGATATGTGAAATAATGGTATCACGAATCTGCTGGCGACGGATATACAGTTCATTTGTCTTGCCAAATGTGTCGCCCTCATGGAGGACAGTACCATTCAGAAGGCGAATTGTACGGTTGTAACCATCAATCGACTCAATTCTGTAGCCATCGCTGTATTCCTCCAGTCCACCGGACTGCTGATAGAGGTCGAAGCCATCATCCACCAGTTGGATAACCTGCTTTACGCTGCTTGCCTGCTTCTTCTCAAATCCGATGCGTGCGCGAGGGTTGCCGCTTGACAGTTCGATGCTTTCCAAATAAATATAGCCATTCGTCGCTGTAGAGCCGTGTTGTTCGACAGCCTTCACGTTGATTTTCTTCACCAGTTTCTTGTTGTATGCGTCCATGGCATCCAAACGATAAATCATGTTCTGTATATCGTCTGCGCGGTGGGTAGCACTATACAACAACGTAAAGAGCGCATTAAACTCCTTCAGTTTTGTGCGAGTAGCGTTTTTCTTGTCTGCACCCAGTACTGATTGCGGTTCATCTATTATCAAGATGGGGTTCGTTGATTTGATTACATCGATGGGTTTCCTAGAGCGGAACTTATCTTGTTTCACATAGATTAAGCGGGCATCCTCACCCTTGGCTGCAAAAGCCTGTGTATTGATGATCATTACATACATACCATTCGATGTAGCAAACTGGTCAATGGTATTCGGGTGTTTGCTGTCGTATATGAACGACTGAATACGCTTGCTATATTCAGCAGCAAAGTGTTCGCTCATAATCTCAAATGAGCGGCTGACACCTTCACGGATGGCGATGCTCGGTACTACGATGATGAACTTGCTCCATCCATAGAGCTTGTTCAGCTCATACATTGTTTTTATATAGGTGTACGTCTTACCCGTACCCGTTTCCATTTCGATAGTCAAGCGAAGATCGTTTGCATCTACCGTCTCAGACGGTTTCAGCATAGCATTCATCTGAATACCCCGAATGTTCTCCAGCAACTGTGACGCATTGACCGTCAGCGGGTGGTTACGGAAGCCCAGCACATCCTCAAAAGATTGTGATTGGTCTTTCTCCACACCCATGTCGTGTGTAAACTCTACCAATGCCTGGTTGCGCTGACCCTTGAAGACATCGGTCACCGCTTTGGCAGCATCCGTTTGGAACTGTTGGTTTTTGAATTTCAGTGTTAGTTTTTTAGCCATTTTTATCTCTGTCTATGACTTATTACTTTTTTGTACTATTATGTGTATCTCGGGCTTCTTTCACTTTGTCATCAGCTTTTTCTGCACCCATTTTTGTTACTATTTGATCCAAAGAAATTTTTCCTGCTATTACACGCTTTTTCCCATTACACGAATCCGTCGTCATAAAAGATTTCAGGCATCGGTATCGGTCCATCTTTCTCCAGCTGTCTTTGACAACTATTTAGATACTTAATTATCTCAGCATATAATTTTTCTTTTTCGTAGTCTATATAAAAATGATTGCGATTATGATGACCATAAGCAAGAATAAAGTGAGAACTCAATTCGCAAGGGAATGGTTCTATAAATATGATATGTTTGTCCCTTGCTTCTGCTAACATTAATTCATTTTTTGCATAACGGGAATTCTGTGAATCTTCTGTGAGAATAAAAATAAAAATGCTCGCATTCTCGATAGCAGGTGCTATTACCTTAGTAAAGTCGGGTGAATCATAGGGAATTCCTTCTAAATCCATCCAGCATTTAGTCTTGACGGATTGTTCAATTTCCTGCTTTATTTGTTTTACAGCAATAATGTCTTTCCTGCTGTAACTTAAAAAAATATCACAATATTCCATATAATCAAAATTAAATAACCCTTACATTTTTCCTTACATCTTCTTCTGTCCAGTTACATTTCTGCTTGAACAACTCGAAGAGATTCATTTTTGCTGCTGCCTCTGTGAAGCTGCTGTCACGGAAAACGACACGAACTGGGGACATGGCAGCGATAGTATCAATGACTTTCTCTGTCACAACACCATCGAAGCATGCCACCAGGTTGCCATCATCTACATTATGAATGGTGCAGCCGTCTACTTTTGATGATTTCAGCGGCATAGACAGTTCTACGCCCCAACGAAGCATACAGTCAAAGAGTAGATCCAGGTCCGAGCGGTCATCCTTGATGTTGTCTACGAACATGTCCAGTTCCTCCTGTGAGTAGTCTTTTGGTGAGAAGGCAACATCTTTATAATTTGACTCGTCGCATTTGAATACGCGGAAGCCGATATCAAGGTCTTTTGCATCAGGATTCTCTTCCTTGATTTTCTTGCCTGCACGGCGGATGCGTTCTTTTCCTATTTCACAGATATTTTTGTAGCCGGCCTTATAAGCTTCGCTATCTTTCGATGTTTCTTCAGGTAACTGAACCAAAATATATTTGCGATTGCCTTCATCTTCAGCATTCAGTTGCATTGCCGCTTGTGCCGTTGTAGCAGAACCTGAGAAGAAATCAACTATAAGGGCATCTGAGTCATGCGCTATCTTTAAAAAGAACTTTATGAGAGATGATGGCTTGGGGAAAGAAAAAATCTTACCATTAAATATATCTGTAACTTCTTTAGTGCCATCTTGAGACATTCCTATCTCATCAGGTAACTTTGTACTTACAGCAACTCGGCCAAAAGCTTCTCCTGCCTTCTTGACATCATCTTCTTTCCAATAACGAAGCACTGGTTTGGCTATCTTTAGGAAGTCATAGTCGCCTGGGAAAACTATCCTATCTTGTTTGTAATATTCTTCGAAAGTTTCCTCTGTTATTGCCCAAGTTCTATTGGGGTTTGCAGGATATTTATCTCCAGTTTTAGGATTAATGATAGTGAAGTAACTATTTGGACGTTCGCTCGCTGTTGTTTGTTTTGTTAAGTCGTGTACACGCCAAGGACGATTAGGAAAATCTGGAGTAGTATGATATTTCCGCTCTTTTCCTTCAATACTTGCGACAAACGATTGAGATTTCGCGTATATAAGTATCCATTCATAATCCTGTGAAACGCCAAAGGGGACATCTGATTTGGCAGTTCTCTTTCTCCATGGAATAAGAGCCACAAAATTAACTTGTCCAAATACTTCATCACAAATATTCTTCAAGTTTCTTTGTTCATTATCGTCAATCGAAATAAAGATAGCTCCATCATCTTTTAATAATGTTCTCGCTACCATTAACCTTGCATACATCATTGAACACCAATCTGAGTGGAAACGGCCATTACTATCTGTGTTTTTACGGTAGCGGTTGCCTTCCTCGTCTCTGTTTGCCTCGTCGTATTCATCGGAAGACTGAGCAAAGTCATCATGATAAACGAAGTCGTTTCCTGTGTTGTAAGGGGGGTCAATATAAATCATCTTAACTTTGCCCATGTAGGAGTTCTGAAGGAGTTTCAGAACTTCAAGGTTGTCACCCTCGATATAAAGATTCTGTGTATTGTCCCAATCAACTGATTCTTCGGGACACGGACGAAGGGTCTTCCTGATGGGTGCTGCAGCCTCACGCATGGCAGCACGTTTACCCACCCACGTAAAGTCATAGACTTCTGGGGCATCATCAAAGGCGAAGTCACCGAGAAGTTCACGCAGTTTTGCGAAGTCCACTTTCTTTGTTAGTTTGCCATCGCTCCCCTGCACTTCTGTAAAAGCAGAAGGGCATAGCTTATACAGACCTTCTATATTGAAGTCTGTATGCGATGTGGTTGTTTTTTGTATATGTTCCATAATCGGTTGATATATTTTAGATTCTTTGTTTTAACTCGTAACCTATTACAATTCCTAATAGAAGCGCAACAAGTATATAGATATGAACTGGCCAATTGAGGTTATTTTCTATGAGTGACTTGCAGCTTATGATTAGAGCAACAGCCGAAGAAATCAAGGGAACTCCATAGATTAAATACTTTGTAAATTCCTTTATAAAGAGGTATCCGTTAAAATCAGGGTACAACCGCACGCTGTAACCTTTGGCGGTAAGTTCAAAAGAACGATCCGCACTCGCTCTTTTTCCTTCAATTCTTAATAAGGCGTAATCGTTCTGAAGCATAGTTAGAACATTTTCAAATGCCCAGTCTTTTTGATTCGTGGTATATTTCTTTAGTTCAGTACTGCTGATGATGTCATTCTTTATAAGCTCCATAAGGCGCCCGAATGAGGTGACCGCCTTTTCTTCCTGCAAAGCCTTTATGATGCACGTGGCCATTATGTTGTGCTCCTCGTTCATATTCTATATTACTCTGACATTGTTTCTAACTTCCGTTTCACTCCATCCACATTTCTGCTTGAACAGTTCAAAGAGGTTCATCTTTGCTGCTGCCTCTGTGAAACTGCTGTCACGGAATACCACACGGAGTGGGCTCATTGATGCAATAACGTCAATGACCTTTTCCGTGACGGTTCCATTCAGGCATGCAACAAGGTTGCCATCATCTACATTGTGGATGGTGCAGCCGTCCACATTTGATGATTTTAGTGGCATAGAAAGTTCTACTCCCCAACGAAGCATACAGTCAAAGAGCAGATCTAGGTCTGAGCGGTCATCCTTGATATTGTCGGTGAACAAGTCCAGACTCTCCTGAGAGTAGTCCTTCGGTGTGAAGGCTACTTCCTTATAGTTTGACTCGTCGCACTTGAAGACACGGAAGCCAGTGTCAAGGTCTTGTGTGTTGAAAGTGCGCTCCTTTTTGATTTCCTTTCCAACCAGCCTGATACGTTCCTTTCCAATTTCGCAGATCGTCTTATATCCAGCTTTATTGGCTGCGCTTCCGTCAGGTGTATCCTCAGGCCATTGAATCAAGATAAACCTGCGCTTCTCCTGATTTTCGGCATTCAGTTGCATCACCGCATGAGCAGCAGTTGCAGATCCTGAGAAGAAGTCCAATACCAGGTCGTTATCACCTGTTGCAACAGTCATTATATCCTTTATGTATACCAATGACTTTGGGTTGTCGAATAAGTCTGCCTTTCCAAAAATTCTCTTTAGCACCTTGGCTGCACTACCTGTATCATATTCAGGTTTATACCAAAGCGTCTTTGCTGATTTGACACGAATAGACCCATCTTCAAAGGTTGCTCTCATTTTCGTACATAATGTACCCGCATTGTTGAAGTCCAGGTTATATTCTTTCTGCTGCATGAATGTATCTACGCCCCATCTCCATCTGCCTATATCACCGTTTTCTGATACGGGCCAAACCACGCGGTATCCAAGATTCGAATACTTCTGATGAAGTTCTTCTACATACTCGTCGTCAAATGTGGCGGTCTTCGAGTTGTATATCTTCTCCAGTTCCGATTTCTCCGCTGTGCTAAACTCCCCATCCTTATATAAAACTGGGTAGTACATCAACGGTCTCTCCTCACGCTGCCATGCGTTGCCAGTCTTCCGGAATCCGATCAGCTTATAATAGCCAATCTCATCCTGCTTCTCATAGTCATTATCCAGTTCCTCATCATCCAGTTTGAAACCGTTCAGCTTCAGTATAGACTTGTTCTTTGCATAGACCAAGAGGAACTCGTTGCACGTAGCAAAGAAGGCATCATCTGAGCGGCCCTTCAGGTTATTCACGACTGAAAGAATTCCCACTCTGTTCCCTTCACTGAATATATTATCGCATATATTAGTCAGGTTCACCAGCTCATGATGGTCTATAGAGATACAAATCAGGCCATCCTCTTTGAGCAAGCTACGTGCAACCAGAAGACGTGCAAAGATCATGGAACACCAGTCCGAATGGAACTTACCATTCGACTCTGTGTTGCGAATCATTCTTTCTCCTTTCTCATTGATAACACCAGCAGTTTCGTCCTCCTCCTTTTGTGAGCGGTGGAAATCATCCTGATAGACGAAGTCGTTGCCTGTGTTATATGGCGGGTCAATATAGATCATTTTGATCTTGCCCATATAGGAGTTCTGAAGGAGTTTAAGAACTTCAAGGTTATCCCCCTCAATATAGAGGTTCTGCGTCGTGTCCCAGTCCACCGATTCCTCAGGACAAGGACGCAGCGTCTTCCTGATGGGTGCTGCAGCCTCACGCATGGCAGCACGTTTGCCTACCCATGTAAAGTCGTAGACTTCGGGGGCATCCTCGACTGCTGCATCTCCAAGGAGTTGACGAAGTTTCGTGAAGTCCACTACACGATGAAGTTCTCCATCTTCTCCCTTCGCTTCTGTGAAGCAAGAAGGTGCTATCTTGTAAAGGGCTTCAAGGTTGAACTGTACTCCGTTAGGAGTCTGTTTGTCAATATGTTCTATCATAATAATTTATTTGAATATTGCAATTATTGAAAATGCTAATGCTATTAATGAAATGACTGTTGTTATCCAATATTTCTTATCTTCCCATATTGACGGGTTTTTCAAATTAGGATTTACATATATGTATGCTTCACCCTTTTCTAATAGCCTTGGGGAAGGGCCATCACATGTCCATTCAGGATTTATTAAACCTTCTTCTTCAAGAAGGTCCATATCCCTCTTGTCTGATTCTATGTACCTATATTTATCTTCCTTGATTAAGAGAAGAACTTCTTTAGACCGTTTAGGTAAATATATCCTATCCATTATTTCAAATTTTCAAGTTTGACTTTCATTTCTTCAATCTCGGCACGTTTGGCTTTGACTTCTTTGTTCATTGCCATCTGGCGGTCAAGCTGTGGCTCTTTTCGCATTTTCTTCTGGAGTGCCTGTAAATCGGATTCTGCCTTGGCAATCTCTTTCTTTAACTGCACGATTTCTGAAAGTTTGCCAGCCTTGTGCTCACCGATACCACTTACCTGCGCTACGAAGTTGTCATAGATACGGGGCAATGACTGCCCTTCAATCTTCAGCGAAAGCTCTGACACATTCACCCACGGCGACGTGAAAGCCTGAGTGATGCGGAACTTCGTATGCGTATTGTCTGCCCATTCCTTGTAGTTGATAAGCAGCATAGCGTTATTTTCGTGCAGCAGCACGAACACGATATGGTGTGGCATGTTTGCGTCGATGAACGTAAACAAGTCCGGTGGGCAGTCTGGCTGTTTGAGCGTAGCCACAAACACTTCTACCTCCTTCATTTCCTGCGTGTCTGTTACGTTTAACGTGGAAGCCGAAAGTTTATATAGCCAGTTTATACTCACCACGTCATTAACGAACCGCGTCTTTATGCGAGGGTTCACCTCCATAAAGCGGTAGAACATCGTCTTTGGCACCACTCGCCCGACGATGGTTTCTTGCGGGAAATGAAGAATATTATCCATCCTTAATCTGCGAATTTAAAGAATTGTCTCGTTAGATATGCATAGATTCCGGCCTCTTTCTTGTCCACATAGATAATCCTGATACCTCCTTCAGCAGTATCATCTTCTTCATAAATTAGCTTTTCAACAATAAAGTTACCACCTTCGTCTTTTTCTGGAGAACTAAATGAGATGCCATAAGCATAACCGTCGTTGTCATAACCAACAATATAATATTTTCTGTCATCTTGACCGACGATTTCTAAACCAATTTCATCTAAAATTCTATTTGAACCAGATTTCACTTTAACAGTGAGATTGCTTTCTTTGGCTTCAACGGAATCCATGTAAGAATTAGCCATATTTACAACATACATCGTTCTTAGCCATGTTTCCCCATTAGGTCTGTTCTCCGTTACTTGGCGTGGCGTGAAATCTTCCAAATCAAGCTCCCAATATTCACCATCTTCAGTTTGTCGCCATTTCTTGCTAAGCCACATTTCTTTACCTGGATAATTGTTGAATAGTAACAATTTTTCATTGTTAGCGACAATTTCCTCATAATCTGGATCTGACTTTTCATTATAGAAAAAGTGAACAAAATCAGAGGGGATGACTTTGACAAGAATCACTTTTTCATAGCCAAAAGCTTCTCCTGGCAGATGCCCAATTTCTGTGATGCAATATTTCTTTTTCATGTATTCATTATTTTATTACTAAGAAACAAATTAATTCAAAATCATCCAGCCCGGAAATATCATTGACCAGAGCTGTCGTTTCACCGAAGGAGAACAGACTTTCGAGATCGCTTTCTTCTTTCTTCTCAACGATGGTGGCCACAGCTTGCTGCAGCAACTCATTGTAGTGTTTCATGTGCCTACCGTCTGCCGTCTCGCGGTTGAAGGTATGGCATAGTTCCAAGTCAGGCTTGGTGCGCCCCTTGCATGAAGAACGCATGATGTCAAGCAGGCGTTTCGGTGCAAGGTGATTGATGATCGTTGTCCCATCATCAGCGAGGTACACCATATAGAACGGATGCAACAAGTTCTGGTGGCCGATGTTCACGGCATTGTTGCGGTTCTTCAGTATGAAGATAACACCCGGCTGTGCCATTTCATTTGACGGTACTACAGCACTCATGCCGAATGGTGTGTGCTCGATGTCCGGGTTATCTTTCATGTATGCCAGCAGATCCAGTCGGAACTCGTTCAGCCCCAAGTCCATGATGTTGATACCCGTGTCCATGTCTTCAATATCCACCACCTCTTCCTGCAGGCGCTGCAGTTGCTTCTTGCGGTAGTCAAGATCTGCTTGCTCTTCATTTGAGAGCAGCACGTTACCACTGCCAGCGCCTGTGATATCCATTCCTGCCATTCGTGCCTCGACACGACCCTTCAGTTTCAGGTAGTCATCCAGTTCAATGTCCGGCCAATAGTTGACCAACTGAATCACATCATTCTTTGAGCCGATACGGTCCACACGACCGAAGCGCTGAATGATGCGAACTGGGTTCCAATGAATATCGTAGTTTATCAGGTAGTCACAGTCCTGCAAGTTCTGACCTTCAGAAATACAGTCTGTGGCAATCAGAACGTCGATGCGGTCATGCACCTTTGGCAACAGTTTCTCCGCTTCCTTAGAAACAGGGGAGAACAATGTCAAGATGCTGTTGAAGTCAGCCCTTACGCCAGCGATGGTGCTGTCAACACCGTTTCCAGTCACCAAGCCCGTATGTAGGCCGTGCTTCACCAAGATATCTTTTGCCAGGCATTTATAAAGATATTCAGCCGTATCAGAGAAGGCAGTGAATATAATCACTTTTTTGTTGGTGCCGTTGATAGGATTCTCAAACTTGTGTCTGATGTTTTCTTTCAGCATCTGGAGCTTACTGTCATGCTCAGGTGTTATATCCTGAAGCATGGTCAGCAGCAGACCAAGAATCTCCTGATCTGCAAGAAGGTCGCGCTTCCATGAACGACAGTCCATGTCAGCAAGTGCCACTTTCGTTTTCTTACCACCAACAAGGAAGTCGTTCTCGCTGTCATCGCCATCCAACATGCCGTCTAATGCTTGCACCTCCAGCCTCGTTTCCTGTCGAGTAAGCATGAAATTGTTGATAGCTTCCAGCGTTTCGTCAATCTGCTCTTTCACACGTTCCAAAGTCAGGCGGAAAGAATTGACAGAGGACTCCAGACGTTTCAGCAGATTGATAGCCATCAGTTTCTTCAAGCCCTTTTCACGTCCAGACATTCCAAGATGAACGCCTTCACCATCCTTGTCAATCTCGTATTTTGCCCGTTTCGACGCAAGGATATAGTCAGAGGGAGCATAGACACCAAGGTTTAAGTCATCCAGCTGACCTGAAATTTCTTTATAGGTAATCGCCTCATTCAAGTCCGTCAACTTCGGACGTTTGGAAATTGGCTTCAGACGTGTCGGGAATTTACCTATGTCAGCCGTATCATAGTAGCGTTCGATATGCTTTCGTGATCTCGCAATGGTCACAGCATCGAGCACCTGGAAGAAGTCGAACGACAGCATATCCAACAGGCGCTCAGTCGTGCGCAGAGCCGGGTCTTGCAATTTTGCCCAAGTGTTATACTGAAGTTGTGCCGTCCTGAAGATTTCTTCGATGGGACGGTCAACATTCAGTTTGTCGTTTATCAGCGACTGGTCACCTTCATAGGCAAGCTGCAACTGGTTCTTCAAATCATTGAATCGATTGTTCACAGGCGTTGCCGACAGCATGAGCACCTTTGTACGTACTCCTGCCCGAATCACCATGTTCATCAGTCGAAGGTAGCGGTTCTCGCGGGGGTTGTCATCATTCTCGTCCGTCGTGATTTTTCCACCGTTGCGGAAGTTATGGCTCTCGTCTATGACAATGAGATCATAGTTTCCCCAATTCAACTGAGCCAAGTCAATGCCGTTGCTCAGTCCATGGTCGCGTGACAAGTCCGTATGAAAAAGCACATCATAACGAAGACGGTCCTTTTCAAGAGGGTTGTTTTTGTAGTTGCTCTTGTACGTGTTCCAGTTGTCATACAACTTCTTCGGACAGAGCACCAACACCGACTTGTTCCTGTTCTCGTAGTATTTTATGACTGAGAGGGCAGTGAACGTCTTACCCAGACCGACACTATCAGCGAGAATACAGCCGTTGTATGTTTCGAGCTTATTGATGATGGCAAGGGCTGCGTCCTTTTGGAAGTTATAGAGTTTGTTCCATATCTGAGAGGACTTAAAGCCCGTAGCCTCGTTGGGCAGCACATCTTCGCTGATGTCATCAAGGAATTCCCTGAAGATATTGTAGAGCGTGACAAAATAGATGAAGTCAGGCGCGTTCTCACGATAAACATTTTCAATGTTTTCTATGATCGTGTCCGTCACGTCAGCGAAGTTTTGATTGTCTTGCCAGAAGTCGTTGAAGTTCTTGATATAGGCATCGGCTATAGGTGACGGCAGGCGCTGCACCAACTGAAAGATGTTATTGCCACGTTCACAGCCCAGTTCGGTGGTGGTAAACTCGTTGAAGGGCATGTATGTAAACATGCCTTCATCGTTTCTTACACTCAGGAATCCTGGCATATTCATCTGAGAGGTGTTCGTCTTAAAGCGAACCTTCTGCCGGATCCAGTCAGCGCATTCCTTTGCGATGGCTCTTTGGGTCAAGTTGTTGCGTAGGCGAATCTCGAAGTCAGAGCCGTACAGCGTCCGCTCACGGCTGAGTTTCGGGATGTAAAACTCGCGCTTCTGCTTTTTCTCTCTTTCTCTGTTGAATGTGGGGGAAGTAAAGATAAAGCGTAACTCCTCTACCTTTTCCAGTTCCTTTTGAAGAGCTTCGAAAGCATATATAGAGAAAGAAGCAGCAGCCATAGCAACCTTGGAGCCGCTTTTCAGCGACACTTTCAAGTCATCAATGACCCGCTGGTTGATATTGTCAAACTGTTTGGGGAGGTCCATTGTATGATATTATAGTTTAACCATACCGTAATAAGTGAAACTGTTGATTTTGTTATATGTTTCAACAACCATTCTTTCTACAAGTGAGTTTATAAAAATATCATCATCTATAGGATTTCCAGAAGATAGACCTTTTAGTATTCTAACAAATGATAATTTTTTATATGAATCATAAAGTTCAATATAATGCATGTCATTAGAATAATCAGACTTAGGGGAATTAGTTAAGTTCACCATAAATTCTTCATCCCGTTTTTTTTCATCCAAGTAATCTTGCATAATCTTAACTAAGCGTGAGCCCATACCTCCGTTACCCATCTCTGCCAGACAAGTAATCCAAAGCATTTGCAATGAATGTAAATTATTGAGTAATATATTAAAAAATTTGTCAAGCCTATTATCTCCGTCTTTATATTTCAAAAAAGCATCATTTGCAGTATCAAGAAGCAAATTAAATTCTTTAACTGCTCTGTGCAATCGGTTCATATCAACATAAAGTGATGGATTAGTATAAAATAGCTCCAAATGAACTAAATTTTCGTCTAATAATATGTCTTGTAAAAAATATTTAGAGAAATGCAAGGAATATCCATCTTTAAGATATATTTGAATAGCTTTGATAGAAATGTTTGCATTAAATAATTCTTCATATAATCTATCCAACAGTACATCTTGAGTTTGAAGATTAATGATTGGTAAAGTGTTTTTTTCAGTTTGCCTTTGTGACGAGAGAGTACGTTTAGCAATAATTAGAGAAGCGCATGCAACTCCTAATGAGCACAGTGCAACGAAAACTGCGATCCAATCCCATACCGTCAAGGATAAATACTCTGCAAATTCTTTAATCATTGTCTAAACCGTATGAATTAAAAGTAATAAGGAATCGTATATGATAATGTTTGACTTTAGAAAATGTCTACAATTTAGGGTCATTTCGTTTGCGAATATCTTCAAGGATCTCGCCTTTATACGAAAAAAAAAGGGAGCCTTGGTAAGAATTTGAAGGCGTTCTTTGACTGTCAGGCAAGAAGGCCTTCACGAATGAAGACAGCCTGTATTTCTCTCCCTTGTATTCAACTTTCATGTCATCTGCGACCGTGACTTCAAGGTTGAGCGGTACGAATGTTACAGTCTCACCTGGAACTATGTCACACATAGAGAAACGGAAGTTCGGTCGTTTGGGTAATTTCACTTCTGTCTCTAATGGCTTGGTATGATGTTGAATGAAATCAAGAAGAGCGCTATACTTTTCCTGCGAAAGTCTTATGGGACCTAAGGGTGCAGTTTTTAAGCCATGCTCTTTCATGGCTTCCAAGGTCAGCTTTTTACTATCTGTAGCGAAGGCAGGCCGAAGCAAGGCATTCTCCTCAGTTTCTTCAAACGAAGATGACGATTCTTTGCGAAACTCGTTTCCTTCTTCAGAGGCAGGAACAATAGCCTGAGCAACACTCATGCAATAAGAGATTTTGCCATCGGGCTTAGAACTGTATATATAAACAGTGTCACCTTCATGGAAGTTGCATTTCCTTGACCAATACACTTGACCGTATTTATTCAGACAGCCTTTGAGGTCAAAGTATTTTTTGTTAAACGGAATAAGCCAAACATTACGTTCCGTCGGAGGAATCTCGTTTTCTGGTTTCTCTGGAGCTGCCTCAATTACATGTTCTGCTTCAGGCGATTTTGTGAATGTCTGATAAACTTTGTTGTCTTTATAAAGGGAAAGTTCGGCTGTGTCTAAGAAGTTATAAACGTTCTGGAAGATTTGTAAAGCCTCTTCAGGCCTCAGATTGAAGAATTCTCTTGTTTTTCTTATTCGACGAGTAGTAAGCTGATCAATGAAACTGTGAACCAATTTCTCTGTCTCGTTGAATTTGTTTGTTTTCAGTGTTGCATATATATCAAAAGGCAATGGAACAGCAGTATTATCCAATTCTTTTGAACGGATATCTACAGGCCTACAACTTTTGCCAATTTTCACCCAGTCTTCACGAAAACTTGGGTTTGTTAATATATATACATATCCAGATTCGTTTTTAGGCATATCGTTCTTACGCAGAAACTCCCAAATAGCGTCTCGACAGGCGACCAAACCTTTTAATACGCTATAAGGGAGTTCTTGATGTCTATATGTTGGGCTTTTAGCCTTATTGGTCTTTGTCGGGTAGCAGATATGGCTTCCACCAAAAACTGCTAATTGGCTACAAAGTTAGTAAATTTGAACAATAAAGCTATATATTTTTTATTTTTTTAATTATGTTCGCGCATACAGGCATATTTTTCAATCGCTTCTTTATGGATTTGCACCACTTCATCGGCCAATGACAGAGGCGAAAGAACAACGAGCCACTGGCCCCTTGATGCCAGATAGGCTTTGAAATCAGCCGTCGGACGCAGGTGAAGTTCAAAGTCGGCATAATCGTCTCGCTCGGCAATGAGCCGTTGCGAGTGATGAATTGGCAGATCATTCAGTGAAAAACGCTCACGTCCGAAGGCACGAAGCCGGATGGCCTGTGCCTCGGTGCCGTCGCCTACAACCACACCGAAGCACTCCTTGAAGAAGTCAGCAGCACTGAAGCCTTCAGACAGTGTAAACTTCTCATCCAACATTTTAATCTGCTTGATGCGGTCAAGCGAGTACACCACCAATAGTTGCTCCTGGTGTTTCTTCGACTCAACTGCCATGACCACGTACCACCGTCGGCTGAATAGTTTCAGACAGTATGGGCAGGCAATACTCTCTTTTACCTCGTTTGAACCGTAGCGTGAATATTTCATTTTCACCTTGCGGTTCTTATACATCGCCTCCAGTATCACGTCGAGGTGATTGTCAGCAGATGGTATCTGCTCAATCAGTATTCGTTCGAAGATGCGTTTCTTCTCGTACAGCAGCATACTGATGCTTAGAGAAGAAAGCATCCAGTTCGCCACTGTTTCATCTTTCAGCACCTGCTCATTCAGGATGTAGTATTTGCTGACACCCTTTTTTTTACATTCAATGGCAACGCCGAACATATCCAAAATGGCATCGCGCTGCCTGTTGAATGTTGTTCTTGACAGCGAGACACCTCCGGCCATTTCAGTGTTGCTCCATTTCTCGCTCAGGTCGCGGAAGCTGATAGAGCGAGCTTTCTTAATGGTCTCAACTAGCCATGTATATTGTTTGAATATAAATGAATGTCTCATGTGTCTAAAAACGGAACAGTTTCAGATTTATTTTTTATGTTAATTGCCTTTTGTATAAAGAATTGTAATATTTTTCTACTTCAAATGCTGTATTTGGTATATATTCCGTCTTGTCATCCTCTTCAACTTCCATGATATATCTGACAGGCAGGCAAAAGGGATTGTTATCCTCTGCCTTTTGTCCAAGCAGGTGCCATTTCTGCCGTTCCTGCCTCATAAAATGAGGATGAACTGTTTGCCTTTCTGGGCCATCACTTCCGAGTTGGTACGTCAAACGGACAACCGTTTGCGAACAGATGCAGTCATACAAGATACGGAAAGTTTGCAGTTCCTTCTCAGTTGGGATATTCTCATAGAGAAGGATCGGCTGTTGGTAGTATCTCAGCTGCAGTTGTTCCTTCAGGGACTCACTCATCTCATTGTATATGACACTTCCTTGGTACACATCGATGAACTTCAGGTTCATTAGGATGTTATGGAACAACCGAAGCTCTGAGTTGTTCAACTGACATTTGAACTTCGAGAACGTCGGATCTCTATAGGAAAAGTAGATGGCATGACCGCGCTTCACCCTATTGATGGGCTGTTTGTACCTACTCGCAATGTTCTCTATGTCATTGCGAATCGTATTCCCTGAGGTGACGGGGCGCAGTCCGTCCATCCTCAGTGCCTTATTGACACAATCCATCAGTTGGGTGATGGTATATCCCCGTCTCTCCTGAAGGCATTTGTCAATGATCAGCTCACGCACTCCCGCACTCTTGACATTAGCCATTGTCCTTAATTTACATGTTCAAGGTGCAAAAATAGCATCGAGGTGTACCAAAAAGCGGTACACCTCGACGCATTATTGCATAGAGCACTCCTATAGATTATCTATAGCGTAGGATTGCGGACTAAAAGAGTAGATTTATTTGTTGCTTAGCAGCTCCCCATCGGGAACAACAGCTCTTGTCCGTCTGTCGGATTCTCCTTGAAATGGTCGTATGACATATCCTGCATTTCCTTGAAGAGTTCTTTCAAGTCCCCTTGATACCCAATGGCTTTGCCCAAAGTCTGCAGGATATGGCCAGTAGCCAATCCCATTGCTGACACTGCCATCAACGGATTCACAGAATCCCCATGTTTTTTGAGAGCTTCAAGAAATGCTTCCTCGATGTCGTAGGCAAGAGGGGCAATCTGCTCGTCGAAAATGTCATTCTCTTTTTTACTCATAACTTCCAGTTTTGAGTGCAAAAGTACTCATTTTCCCTGAGATTTCAGTCTCTTAGAGCCGAAATCTACATGATTCCCCCCAAGGCGACAGGGTAGATGTCATGCTGCGGGAACTTCTCGCAGCCGATATACAGCGTATCGAAGGCATCCGTGCCGTCGGTACGATGTTCCAGCAGATCCTCTTCCGATTCCGGCTGCTTCTCCATTGACTTGTTCTTTCGGAAGCCGTTTCTCCCCCGCTCCACCCCAGCCGACTGGATGGCCAGTATCAGGTCATCATTGTTCTGACGGTTGAAGAACGGCATGAGGCGCTGCTTCCCTGCAAAGCCCTGGTTGATGAGCAGGTACTTCTCATCATGTCGCATAGGATTTCCGAGATATACATCCACGACCTGCCATCCATGCCGTTCAAACTCATGGATGACCACGTATCGGAAATCCTGGTCGTTCACGGCATAGTTCGAGCCGAGCGCCGTAGCATCGTAGTAGAAGATGACCGTCTTGTTCTGATGATAGGCGTAGTACGCACAGAAATCATCGACCAAGGCCGGAATCTTCCTTTCGAACTTGACGTAGAACGACTTCAGTACATTCAAGCGGTTGCCGCTTGGCTGTCCACACACAATCCAATTTATATTAGCATTGTAGTCCATGCCAATACAAATCGGGGCCAGAGGATTCACGTCCTCGTCGGCGCGAGAATCGAGTGGAGAATTGAGCGTTGAGAACTGAGAGTTGGCGCGTATGTCATAGTTCTGAACAGCCGTTTCTTTCAGGATCATGTCATAGCCCAACTCATCGAGGTAGGCGAAGTTGGAAGCATCATACTTGTGATGCTCCTGCATCGACGAGTAGAAGCCATCATGCGAGATGCCGATGCGCTGACACAGGATAGACGTCTGGAACGTCTTCGGTGTCAAGTCGCGCTTCATCTGCCGCAGATATTCCTCTCCGAGCAGCTGTAGATTCTCTATGGTCGAGTACTCCTTATAGTACACGGCCACGCTTCGCATCTTATTTAACGATTGGTCGAGCCATTTCAGATAACCCCTCAGATAATCAGGCACTTTCTCCTTTCTCTCTTTGAGTTCTGCGATGTGCTGTTTGGTCTGCCAAATCTTGAAGATGGTTCCTTGGATAGTCTCTATCAGTTCAGGATCCATCTTCTCGCGGTAGTGCAGGAACCAGCTGCCTTTCTGCGTCTGAGGCATGTCCGACAGCACCATCATCGAGTGGTTGAACGAGTGATGTCCGAAGTACGAGCGTATGCCGCCATTGGCAGGCAGTGTCTCGTCCTTCAGCTTATTGTAGTCGATGAACTTCGCTTCGTCAATGAGCAGCCATGAGAGCGTGAGCGAATTACTGGAGCCGGGTCTGTCCTGCGAAATGATGATCGCCACCGAGCCGTTATAGAACGTGATGACATGCTCATAGTCGGCTGGTTCCGTTATGGGCTTGGCAAACGACTTAGGCGGTTTACGGCCAACCACGTAGTGAATGCCGTTGAGATAGCCCCATCGCTTCCATGCCGCCAACAGTCCGGGGATGGTGTTTGTCAGTCCATGCTTGAACGTCGGCACCACGATGCCGCCCGTAGAGCCATGCATCCGCTGCATGTTACGGAGCACGAACGGCGAGGCAATCGAGTCCGTCTTTCCTGTGCGTCGTCCAGCCACAATGACCGTCGTCTTGGCACCGATGTACTGTGCCAAGAGCTGTGGCTTGTTGAAATAGACGCGCTTCTCATGCAGCTTCGCCTCCAAGTCCCAAAGTTCTATATTGGGTGTTGTGTGTTTGGTGGGTGTTGTGGGCATGGTGGGCTATGTGGTCGGAGTGTCCTCTTTTGGTTCGTCAAAAATCTCTTCAAACTGAAGGTCAGCATCCTCAGCCTCGATGTTCAGCGTATCAGGGTGGGTAGCTCCCAGTTCCTTTGTCAGCTTACGGATTCGCTCGTCAATGTTCTGCACCGGATTGATACCCACGACGCGCGGATCCGTTGTTGGGAAGAACGGCTGCACCACGATCATGTGGTACGGCACTGCCGTTTCGTCCTCCACGTCGATGCGGTTGTACTTCGCATACGAAGTAGCCGCTTTCTCCATCGTCTTCGTATCCTTACGTTTCTTCGCCATCTGGTACGTCTCCAGTATCATCTCATTGTACCGCCAGCGGTGGTAGTCGCGTGTCGCCTCTGCCAGGTTAGGCAGCAGCGACTTCACAATCTTCAGGTCAGCGTATGCCGTGACCTTGGACACGCCATAGCGCTGCAGTATCTCATCGACGAACTGGTGGTCTTTGCTGTCCGGGTTGGCGATGCACCATGTCACCATGGCCCTGAGACGCAAGATGTGCTTAATCTGCGCAAGGGCATAGTGCTTGGCCTCTAACTCCTCTTCTGAGGCGTAGAGGTCAGTACGGGCGATGTCTATGATAGATGGCAGGGGCATGATGAGAGTGGAGAGTTTAGAGTTTAGAGTGGAGAGTGGATAGTGGAGAGTTTAGAGTGGAGAGTTTGCTACCGCTGTGAGGATAGTGGCGGTATTACTCATCGTCCTCCATATCCATCAGATTACGTTGTGCATTCTCCAGTGCGAGCGGACTGCCGACATAAGCCAGTTGCATCTCCTGATGCAGCAGCTTCACCTTCGAGGTAGCCTTCCCCCGGTGGTATCGCTTGCTGACCTCTGTAGAGCGGTCGGCAATATCCTCACGCAACTGTTCAGCAGGCACGTCAAGGATAACAGACATGTCACTGATTTTAAGATAGATTGAAGCATATTGTTCAATCTGTTCTAAAACTTCATCGGAGTATTCAAGATTTGTCATTGATGCGCTGTTTGAAGAGGTCGTAAAGAGGAACGGAGTGGTTGTCGATAAGGTCAGTCACCTGCGCATGCAGTGTGTCGAAGATGGCCTTGTCCGTTGAGATGAAAGCAGACTCGTGGCGGTTGCCACGTGTCAGGTTCTGCGAGGTAATGACTGAGACGGTTTCACCCGACTCAGCCTTTACCAGCAGTATCTTCGAGTGATTGTCAGTGAGGTAGGTGCGCTCTATGACCTGTGTGATGAACGCCCATAGCTTCATTGTCTTGTTCGTTGCCTTATGGTCAAGCACCAGGTTAAACTCACTGACTCTGCCCGACTTCTCTATGAAGAACAGTCGGCGCAGGAACTCCTCTGAGATAGAGAATGAAGTCTGCCACACCTTGGCCTTGCCTACCTGTTCCAGGATCCATTCGAGCAGGTCAGCCACCTGAACGGCGTTGGAGAGGTAGGCCTGTGAAGCCCGCTCAGACAGCGGCTTCAGCACGTCGGCCATGGATGCGGTGCGCTTCATGTGTAGAGTTTAGAGTAGAGAGTGGATAGTGTAGAGTGGATAGTTTGCTACCGCTTTTTCGAGTCAGAAGCAGCTTTTGCCGTGCGCTTGGTGGTTTTCTTAGCCGTAGCCTTCGGAGCAGGATTTTCAACCGTCTCGGCAGATTCTGCCTGAGTGTCGGTTGAATCGCCAACAGACTCTGACTGAGCAACTGACTCAGACTGAGCATCTGTTGCACCATCAGCTTCAGCAGTTTCCGCTTGTTGATTCTGAGACTCCGGCGATTCAGAAGCATCGGTGGTTTCGGATGCCTCAGAATCGACGGGAGAACCGCCGTCCACAGTGGCATTTGAGCCAATTTCTGTGGCCTGTTTATCATCCTCACCCTCCGGCTTGTCGGTGGGTGAAACATTAACGCCTGCCACGAAGTGGTCGTAGGCATCCCAGTTCTCATGCAGTTTCTTGTCCAGTGCAATGATCTCCTTCAGGAAGGGATAGCGTTCACTGTCCGGGCATGTCGCATTCTCCAGACTGAGAGAGCGCAGTTTCAGATGCAGTTCACGCATACGGTGTACGATGTCCAGGTTCTCTGCATAGAGCACCTTGATCTCGTCCGGCAGCTTGTCATGGTCGGCCCTTTTGCCAGCCTTGAAGTCAGCGAACTCGCTCTTTTCGGCAGGCTTGATCACCTTGGCCTCGATCTCGTTCACCTTGCTCTGCATCCTTTCCACCTCCTCATGTGTCAGCTGCTGGAGGCGGAAGTTCAGGTATTTCTTCAACTGTCCCTTGATGAACTCAGCCTTGCCCTTCGGGTTCATCGAGATATTACGGAACATGATTTGATTACCCGTCAGCTGGAGCAGGAGGACGGCACCTGCAGCCCAGTCCTTTTGTTCATCGGGAGTATCCATCCACTCCTGCAGCTTGGCGGTAAATTGAGGGTCTTGTCTCATAGGATATGATTTTAACTTTTTGTTTAGAGTTTATTGTTTATTCCGCTGACAAACAGCAAGTTCTTGTTATACGGTGAAAGCGCGTTCAGCATCGATTTAAGCGTGTTGCCCGTGGTGACGAAATCGTCAAAGCAGATGACGTTTTTCTCCTTCGGCACAACATTGACGGTGAAGACCGCGTTCATGCGCTGCTTCGTCCGGCAGCTGCACACGTCCTCGTAGAAAGGGAGGTGCAGTCGCGCTGCGATACTCTCCGCTATTCGCGTGGCGAAGTTCTTCACCAGATGTCGGCGCTTCGGTGTGGTGATGATGCACCAGCCACCATTCTTCAGGTCAGGTCCCAGTATCTCGGTGATCAGCCGTCCGACATTCTCAGCGAAGAAGTCCACCATGCCGTCGTCGCCCTTGATGTCGGTGAGGGTGCGCCCATAGACCGACTTCTGCCAGAGGCTGATGAAGTACAGCCCTGCGCGGTGCGTCAGCCTCGGCTTATTGGTGAAGTCACACCGTGCTTCCACCGTCTTGTCCCATCCCTTGCGCTTCTTCTCGTCGAACAGCCCTTCCTTCTCCCGTTTCGGGCGAAGGAGAGGCCCTTCACCGTGCAAGTCAGCCAGCACACGGCTCAGGTCAGGGTGCTCAATCTCGTTGAGCACGTTCCCCATGTCAAGAGCCGTGTGCTTCATGGCTAAGCGGCATTGTTGGCATCATCTACCCCCTGTATTGTGCCATCCTCCGTGACGATGTCACCGATATAGAAGGGAGCGGGGCACTCATCCGTTGCCTCCACGTTGATGGTGGTGCTGGCCGTACCCGTGGCCCCCTGTCCCAGATCCTGCGCCACCGTTGTCTTGGTGAGCCACTTCTCGCTGCCCACGACGCGTCGAAGGCCGCGCATGTCCTCCACGATAAACACGTTATCGTTGTTGTTCAGGTAGGCAGCGGCAGCAGAAGCATCGGCATCCACGCCCGGATGCACGGCCACCAGCTTGTTCAGCTGCGTCTGCGAGGGATATTCCCCCTGTGCCTCCGAGGTCAGTTGCGACTTGTCGGGGATGATGTCGATATAATGCCACTTGGCATCAGCGCGAAGTGTGAATTCACCGGTGTACTTGGCCGTTTTCAGACGACCGTTCGTGTCGTGCGACAGCGAGGGCCATCCTACGATGTCGTACTTGGAGATGTAGTAGATACGCCGCTTCACGCCGGGCAGCTCAGGCTTACCCTGGCACCATGCGAGCGACTTTTGGAAAGAAGAGCAATCAGGCATGATTTTATAAGTTTAGAGTTAAAAGTTTAGAGTTTAGAGTTTGCTACCGCTGCAATGTCGGCAAATCAGAGGTCATATCTGCGTGAATGTATTAGGCGTGGCTTCGGTGGCGTACATAGCCGCCTGTCCGTCGCCTGTGCTGAAGAATCCCGCATAGTGATAGAAGGGAGCAGGCACGTCGTCGGAAGCCTCCACTGTGATGGTGGTACCTGCGGAGCCTGTGATGCCCTGTCCCCCATCCTGTGAGACAGTCACCTTGATGGGATAGTCTTTATGTCCGACTACGCGCGTGTTGCCGCCCATGTCCTCGACGAGGAAGACCGTCTCGTTGTTGTTGAACCAAGCAGCCGCTGCAGCAGCATCTATACCGATGCCCGGGTGGAAGGCGACGAGCTTGTTCAACTGCGACTGTGCAGGATATTCGCCCTGTGCCTCCGATGTCAGTTGCGACTTGTCGGGGATGATGTCGATATACAGCCATTCCTTGTCAGCGGCCAGCACGAACTCGCCGTCGTAGGCAGCGGACAGCACCCGTCCGTTGGCATCCTTTCCCAGTGTCGGCCACGAAAGGATGTTAGCCCTTGCCGTGAAGTAGAGCCTGCGCCGGATACCCGCATACTGCGGTCGGCCCTGGCACCATGCAAGCGATTTTTGAATAGAAGAGCAATCAGGCATGTTGAGAATTGAGAATTGAGAGTTGAGCGTTTGCTACCGCTGTTGTTGGCAAAGGAGCCAGAGCCTGTCACAGGTTCCGGCTCCCCAACAAATCAGATAGAACGAAAAAAGATTCTCAGTAAACAGAGAGACTAGTCAGCCAGCTCCACCACCTTCATTCGGCGCTTGTCGATGGACTCGAACTGACAGCCGAAGAACATGGTGGCGATGTACGAGAGGATGAACGGCTCGTACTCCTTGACCATGACGTTCTCCGTGTCGCCCATCTGGTCGTAGCCTACGAGCATGTTGATCTTCGGCGACACATGGATGAACTTCGAGTCAGCCTTGTTCGCCAGCGGGCAGAGGATCAGCTTGCCGTTGGAGCCCTCCACGGCAGTCTGCTGGTACTGCGTGTTGTAGTTGATGCCTGCGTGGGTGAGCAGGTAGCCCTCGTTGTACTTGTCCGCGAAGTCCTGCGAGCAGAACATGTAGCACGTCTGCGCACGGAGATGAGGATCCAGCGAGAAGAGCACCTCCTTGGCGATGTCCACGGCGTTGGCGGTGGTGATGCCCTCGTCCAGTTTCATGTAGTTGCCTTCCGAGGCCGCAATCTTTCCTGCCGTCACCTCTGTAGCGGTGATGGTGTCGAAGCCGTCGAAGAGATCCATCGTCGTGTCACCGTTAGGATTGCGCACGCCAGCCCAGATAGCGTTGTTCAGTGCCTCCGACAGCGACTTGGCAATCAGTGCCAGCACATGCTTCGCCGTAGGTGTCTGCATCTGTCCGTCGCCCTTCGTGTCCCCGATGGCACCGAGGAGCGTAGAGATGGCACTGTTAGGCTCGAACTGCGCCACTACCGAACCGAAGAACGTTTCGAGTGTTCGGAAGTCCAGGTCGAGGTTGAAGTTAGAGCGGCGCGATGGCTTGTAGGGCGCGAACTGGGCGTTGCCGCTCATGGCAGCGACACTCTCTTTGTATCTGATGCCCGGTCTGCCAGTCATGAACTGAAGCGTGTCCTGAATGCCGATGATAGGCAGCATGAGAAGATCCTTGCGGTACTTACGGGCCGCATCCTGATACTCCTCCAGAGTGAATTGAAGTTTTCCAGCCATAGTAGAGTTTTGTTTTTGTGTTGTTGGTTAATGGTTAGGGGATCATGTCGTACAGCGCCTTGGCGTTGGAGCGAGTCTCGAAGTACTCCTGAGCCTCCGTTTTCTCCTGTTGCTGCTGGTGCTGTCCGTTCACCACCTGCGCCGTGGTGTCGCCCGGCTTCTGTTTCAGTGCGGTCAGCTCGCTTGTCAGCTGGAGCACACTTGCCGACAGGCTTTCCTTGTCAGACACCAGTTGTGTTTTCTCGTTGGCCAGTGCCTGCTTCTCTGAAGTCAGTGTCTGGACCTGCGCCTGCAGTTGCGTGATAGTCTGCTTGTCCGTGGTGATGGCCTGCTCGACCTGTTCGAGCTGTCCGTCCTCCAGCGTGACCTTGCCATCGTTGCTGAGCAGGTGCTCACAGGCGAGGATGGCACAGATGGAAGTGAAGATCTTTTTCATTGGATTTGAAGTTTGTGAGTTTTGAAGTTTTTGAGTCTGTGAGTTAGTGAAAATGGATGTCAGCGAATTAAAGAACCGTGCTATTGCCGATTTCTCAGGAGCATCCATCATCGGCATGTTCGGAATGGGGATGCCAGCCGATGCCATGGCGTTTGCCACTGCATCGGTGAGTACTGGGGCCGTTTCGTCCTCGTAGTCCGTCAGTTCATCGACGAATCCCCATGCCAGTGCCTCCTTTGCCGTCAGCCATCCTCCGGCCTTCATCAGGTCGAGGAGTGCGGACGGTTCCTTTTTGCAGCGTGTAGCGTACATCTGAGCGATGTTCGCGTCCAGCTTGTCGAGGTCAGCCTTCTGGTGCTCGATGTTGTCGATGAGCGCCTGCAGCCCGTCGCTGTTCATCTGTCCCCACTCAAAGAAGCCGATGCTGCACTTATGGACCAGGTACATAGCCGACGAGTCCATGGTGATATGCTTTGCGCCCAGCGAGGCGATGGTGGCGGCACTGGCGTTCATGCCCACGAAATGCACGTTCACGTTGCCGTGGCGCTTGAAGGCCGAGAAGATAGAGAGTGCGGTGTCAGACCTTCCTCCGAGGGAGTCAATCAGCACATGCACCTCATTCCCGCTGTTCTTCGAGAGGATGTAGTCCACGTAGTCCGCATCGAAGTCATATCCTCCGACGAAGCCCTTCAGGTGAAGTTGGTAGTTGTTGTTTGTCTTTGCTGCCATATTTGATTTTCGTTTGTGACAGCAAAAGTACATCTATTAAAAAAGCGGCAAAAAGACGGCAGGAGGCCGCTCTTTGCCACTTATGGAGCCAAAGGAGCAGGAAAATCACTGTTGGATAAGCGCGAGGGCTTTCCTGGCCGTGAAGGATACCTCGTACTTACTGGCGTGGGCATCCCCGTCCGGCAGTCCCGTAGAGCTGCTGACCTTGACGGTGGGGTATGGCCGTTCCTTGCTCCCGATGAGATAAAGCCTGTCCTCGTCCGCTGTGTTGATGACGAAAGCAGGATAGTCGGTCGTCGGCACCGTGTCCAGTGAGCTGAACGACAGTTTCACCTTTTCAACACAGCAGTTGTTGTCAAATGACTGCTCCACCTCACAGACCGCCTCACCGTTCAGTTTCAATTCGGTGGGGGCCTGTGTCAGTACCACGGGGATTCCGACGGCAGCGCGGAAGACCACATCGTCGGGAAGGAAGCTGCGTGGTATGTACCACACCTTCCTGATGCCGGGGAGAGAAAAACACTTGCTCATCTTCTTATTCAAGGAAAGTAGTATCTGTCAAAACTTTCAAAGGAATCAAACCTTTCAAATCCCTTCGGAAAATCCCGTTCAAGTCGGGTGATTTTTCTTTCTGTTTTTTGTCAGGTAGATATTTCTCAGCCGCTGGTAGATCTTTGCGATCGTATCCCAGCAAGTGCCGTCTTCACGGATGCCCCGTTGCTCCATGAAGAGGTAGATGAGGTCTTTCTGCTGCTTGCCGATCTTCCCGAAGTCCTGCAGGAAGTCCCACACATCAAGGTCGAAGTCGTCCTTGATCCTGCCGACGAGCGCACGTTTGCCAGTCTCGGTGATGTAGTTGTACGTCCTTGGGTCGTGCGACTTGCTGTAGGGGATGCACACGGCCACCTCGTCCTCCTGCTGACGCGGCGGCAGCACCCCTTCCGGCTGTGGTACCGTGGCCCTCTGCAGCAGCTTGCTTTCGATGGAGCCGCGTATCAGGTTGACGGGGTTGGAACCTCCATGACGGTGTATGAACCACTGTCGGAGGTACGAAGGCATTTTCAGATAAACACAATATTCGCTCATTTACAATTTACTTTAGAAGTTGCCGACAAAGTTACTAAAAATCAACCATATAACAAATTTCTCGCTACTCATTTACTATTAAGTATGCCTTATTCGGAGCACAAGTAAAGATGTTGGCAGTCCTGTAGATGCCCACCTTGCCGTTTGACACCCCGAACATATATGCAGCCTGTCCATCAGGCACGAGGATCCGGGCGAAATCCCCAAGTGCCCCCTTGAAGAGATTGCCCGTGACGGCATTCTCCCTGTAGTTGCTGCTTCGTCCCACAGGCGCAATAGCCGTTGATGACGTACCACCTTGCGACACGATGAGGAACCCAGTATCAGAAGGCACGTATTTCACCTGTTTGAAGATGAACTTCCCGTCATCGAACCCGGTGGCGATGAAAGCCTTCAGTGTCGGTGTTGCGGAAAAGTCCAGCGGCACCGTTGAACAGAACGTACACATGCCGTTCGTGACGTTCACCGGCTCATACTCCTTGATCGATTCGATGACTATCCTGTTGATGACTGTCTCAGCCTCTCCCCTCTTCCACTTGTTCAGCACACAGAGGTTTCCGGCGCTCGTCACGGTATATGCCGTTCCTGATGCGATGGGGTCGAAGTTGGCTGTCAGTTCTGCCATTCTGGCCGTGCTTGATATATGGAACTGCAAGGCCGCGCCAGTACCTGAATAGTAGAAAGTCACCCTGTCCCCGGGCGTGAGGTTGAGCACATACATCTTCTGGTGGTCGTGGAAGTCGCACAGGCCGCCAGTTGAGAGCAGAGAAGGATAGGCACTGGCCGCATCGAAGGCAATTTTATTGCCGAAGAGTCCAGCCCATTCCCCCGTCCAGTAGACGTAGTTGCCTCGGACATCCTTATGACCCTGGTCGATGCGGATGGTGGTAGAGGGATGGTTTGTCATGAAGTCGTAGGTCAGCACCTTTCCGGCTTCCATTGTCACGCTGCCCATCAGGAGCAAGGTCATGAGGGTAAACAGTCTGATAAAGGTTTTCATATAGAAGAAAGTTTATGTTAATACATCCCGACAGGTCGGGTTACCATTGGCAAAGGTAGCTTTTGCGTATCTTCTACACCAAGACAAAAATTTTATTATAGATGGATATTTTCCGCAAATTGTGATATAGTTTCATAAAAAAATATTACCTTTGCCTGTGATTTCAGAATTGATTTGACTGTTCAAATGGAACTACATGATCGTATGAATCCGCTTGCAAAGACCAACGTAACAAATAGTACAGTTATAGAACCTGTTTTTAAAAAGAATAATATGAAAAGATTACTAACAATCGCATTGTGCATCTTTCTCGTTTTTGAATGTTCTGCACAAGATAAAGAATATATAATCGCTACATACTTGGATAAATATGTCATTGATGTAGTAGACGGAAAATTCTATAATGGTGCATATTTACAGCTTTGGGAATATTATAAAGGCAGTCAGAATCAGCAATTTAGAATTTGGAAAATAGACGAAAACAGCGATTATATTATCATACATTGTGCAAATGGCTTTAACTGGGCTTTCGACGTTACTGATGGGAATGTATATGATGGTAACAGAATACAAATTTGGGCTCCATTTCCAAATAGCAATAACCAGAGATTCCGTATGCAAAAAAATAGAGATGGAAGCTATTTTCTTCATAGTGCATTAAATGACAACTTTGTGTTAGCCGCTGAGACTTTTCAAAATGGAGCTCGCATTGTTTTAAAAAGATTTGATGGCTCTGTAAATCAGAAATGGATGATTGCAAGTATAGGAAGCACATTGTGGACTTTTTTTAATAACCATTATGGATTAGTCAAATAGAGATAATAATGATAATAATGAATTATGACCTTCTAGAAAAAACAGATGTCTTCATAGGTAAAGTGCTACGTAGAGACTTGGCGTTTCTTATCAAATGAAACCTTCCCCGTGTCTGCCTACTTCTTAGAATACCTACCAGCGAAACCGATTTGTACTTCATACATTTTGGGAATGAAAAAACGGCTCCCGGAGGAGCCGCTTCGTGCCGTGCCGCCTACTCTCTGCGGAACACCATGCCGTCCGTGAAGTAGTAATCCTCGATGAAGAGATCACGGGCGTATGCCTTATAGTCAAAGTAATAAGAGAGACGGCCCATCATGCCAACGAGATCATAGCACTCATCAATGATGTGCTCTGCGAAGGCCTCCTCAGAATCCCACTTACCCATGTAGCGATCCTTGAAGCTGTCGATACTGTCATTGCTGAAGGCATCGACAAAAACTTCGTAGGCCTCCCTGTTCTCATCATCCAGCTCGGCATATTCCATAATCTTGTCGAACGTGTCCTTATCGATACCGCTTTCCGAGTACCAGGCACTGGGGAAGCATTCATAATCCTGATACATCAGTTCGGGATCCTCCTCATCGGCGTGAAGATTGTGGCATACCTCCATGAATGTGGCATAATCGCCGCACTTCGTCAGATCGACCCACATACCGAAGAGATTCCCGTCATTGTACTTGCGGTAAGTACCTACATAGACGGCAGGCTGCTCATCCTTGTAATCATACATGTAATCCTCCACCGACATCTTCTGGAAGGCGAGCTTACCGAGATAATTCTTCTCCTCCTTAGCGAGGCGCTGAAACTCTAATGACTTGTTGTTCTGCATAACTTTAAGAATTTGATTGTTTAACTTTCAAGTGATGTCCTCTGTGTAGAGGACTTTTTACGATGCCTCAGAAAGTGAGCGGGGAGAAGTACGCAAAGTGCAAGGAATGGCACAGAAAGTTTTAGGAATACCGTATTTTCTTTAGCCTTGGCGTGAAGAAGAAAATGCGGAAGGTTGCCGAAAACTTTGTGTAGCCATAAGGAGCCAGTGACTGGTACTTGCAGGGTACGCCCGCCTTAACTTTGCATCGGAAAAGCCTGGCACACGGCAAGAGGAATCACGTTAAACAGTCAGATTCGTTATGCAGGATGTCATGAGAAGAGAAAGCCGGACAGACAACGGGAAGAACACGGCAAGCCGACAACAGAGAGAAAGGTGGTATCAGAAACTGTGATTACGGACAGAGCAGACCCGCCATAGATCATCTTACCGCACAGCAATGATATAGGAGCATCCATGTGGGGCGAGAAGTGCAGCGCACAGACACTATAGAGACTGTCACCACAATTAGCCGATGGGGAGAATAGACACTGCAGGATTACGCTTCCCCCTGCCTGTATCAGAAACACGATGAGCACACATCGACCCTACCGATGAAGCCGACGGATGATGACAATGAGGCCAGACGTACCAATATTCTTATGTCTTCGATGACAGCGACAACCTTCAAGACCATAGCAAGGCAAGTGCTTTCTGAGACGGCACACGGAGCCGCCAAGACTAACGAGTGCCACGCTGGCAATGGGTCATGTCACTACTTTGACTGTCGGCATCGCCTATTCCAAAACAAGAGATTGCCACTACACAGACGGCCACCTGTCACTTGCAGAGAGGCACGGCACCAAGTGGCTCTACAGGGAGCTTGTACCGAGGAAAATGTTTTCACGCGCACACACACGAATACCCTTAAAACGGCGCACAACACTGCACAACACTGCACAAACAGAACTAACAAGCTGATTTTCAGGTGTTTGTGTTCTCTTTTTAGTTGCACAAAACCCAATAATCTTTGTGTAAATGAGTATTTTTTTGTGCAAATCTAAATTTTTGTGCAGAATTTGTGCAGTCTTGTGCGGAATTTGTGCAAATCCATCTGTTTTTGTGCAGATGCGAAATGCCTTTATTTACAGGCGTTTCCGAAGATTTGTGCACCGTTGTGCAGTGTTGTGCGCCATTTTTACGCGCGCGCACGCGCAAGAGAAGTTGCGAATGATTTCAAAAAAAAGAGTCCCAGACGCTTCACAGCGGCCAGGACCCGGCAGAAAATACATGCTATGATTACAAGATTATATCAATGTCTGTCAGTCTTTCAGAAGATTTCACTTTCTTTATAGACAGCAGGCTTTTCGTCTTCATCATCCTGTTCCATGCGGTCAGCTTCTACAGACGAGAATCTTTCAAGACTCAAGCCATACCTTGTTTTCAGTATCTCATAGTCGAAACACAGGAAGCGGTCGAACTTGTATGCTGGTGCCAGCTTCATGATAGGATTGTTCAGCTTGTCGAACATCGGTTTCCCTGCAGCATCTTTTGCCTGTTCCTCGACATTCTCAGGCACCCCGTCCTTCACGGCCATATACCGCTCTGACGGCTTTACGCCCAGATAGGCGCTGCATGTGGTCAGATAGTAGCGTATGGAATCGCGGTCCATGATGATTTTCTTCTCACCTTCGCGCTGCGCCAGCTGCTTGTACTGTGATACGAAGTTAGCCAGCCTGAGCATAAGGATGGGATGCTTCTCCTTGTATTCCCTTTTACCTTTGTCGGTGTTTATGCGCATCATGTGCTTCACCTTGAAATCAGAGTCGGCAAACACCTTGCCCTGGTCATAAAGCGTTGACAGTGCATTCCACAGGTTGCCAAGCTCATTGTTCGATGTCACCTCACCGTTCTGCCGCTTGATGCCTTCTACGCACAGGCGCTTGATCTCGTCGTATTCAAAAGGAAGGCCAAGCGGGACGCGAAGCACCTTGTAGGAAGTAAGCATGATGGCCCAGTTGCGCCAGAGTCGGTCTTCCACGTTATCCCCGTCAATGAGGTCGCACACCTCGTTCGACACCTCATTGTACGCTTCATAGAAGCTTCTCTCGAAGCTCGCCCTGTGTGACAGGATCTGCATGGTCAGGTTCTGGAATCCCAGCTTTCGTATATCAGAGAGATGGTTGAACTTATCCTTGGCTTCCCTGTCATGCACCGTTATGGACGTAGGGAGGTAGATCATTCGCGTGAACATGGCAATATCCAGTGTCGGCATTTCCTGGCCGCACACGATCACGCCACAGTCAACTGGGGTGCGTTCAATCTGCTTGCCCCTGTCCATGTCCATACGTGCGCGTCCCACGCCGTCGTAGGCACCTTTGATGATCTCGACGATGCGCATGTCCAGCGAGTTCTTGTACTCGTCCAGCAGCACCAGTGAGTCAGCGGCTGCTGACAGCATCTGTGAGAGAGAAGGGCCAGTCGTATTACGCAGGTTCAGAGGTTTATCGCCGACAGTGAGGAACCGCATCAGCGTAATACCCAGTTCCGTCTTACCGCTACCCTTGGGGCCAAACAGATTGAGGATTGGGAAGTTCACCGTATAGGAGGTGATAATATCGCGGTGCAGTGATGCCAGCAGATAGCAGATCGCTATCTTCGCATTATCGCCGAACACCTCTGCCATGAGCCTGCTCAGGTCAGGGAATGAGATACTGGAGTGTGTGGCAGGGAAGATGAACTGCCGTTCAAAGGAGAAATAGCTGGTATCGTCGGCATAGATTTCCGATGCCCCTTGCAAGTAGTAGTTATCCAGCTTTTTCTCCGCTTCATGGAGATGCACGATACCCATGCTGTCAGCCGGGTACCATTCATTCTCAAATATACAGCCGTTGCCGAAGGCCCAGAACCCACTATGCTGCCATCCATACTGTCGTATGCGGATGGCCGTCTCTGTCTGGTCAAACAGATAGGACTTTAATTTGGTCAGTTCCTGCATCGAAGCCTTCCAGATGAAGTTGCCGATGCTCTCCACCTTCACCATGAACTTCGAGATGGACACCAGTTCCTCTGCTGTCAGTTCCAATATGCGGGTCACATCGTCAATATTGGTGATCTCATACAGTCGTCGGGAGTCATCGACACCGAGGACGTGGTAAAGCGGTTTCATCTTGAAGTTCGACCATTGTTTCTCGTTGCCTTCATCATCGCGGCTCCAGTAGCAGTTGTGCTGCTCGTAGAAGCCGTATTTCATCAAGTCGATGCCCGACTTCTTCTGTGTGGCCTTCGCCTTGTTCTCAGCCCGTCGTGCCTTTGCCTCGTTGACAGCGTTCTTCCACAGCCCTTTGTGGCCGTTATGCTCCTTGATCAGTGCATCGAGAAGACCTTTCTGCGTATATTCATCCTGTTCCAGGATCAACACGTCGCAAATCTCCTTGACGGCATCCGATATGTCCGTCTGCGTGGATGATTTCCTCTCGATGTCATCAAAGAGCTTGTTCGACAGCCAGAGCACAAAATCCTCCTCATGCAGTTCCTTCACTTGGTGGACATTCTGGAAATAGCTGTCAGCGTCCTGTTTCCTCCCGTCCTCCGTCTGCGGTATCTCCTTCACTGTGACGCGGAAGCCCTGTTCCATGGCCGTGCGTCCGTTCTTCATCACGGCAGCTATTCCCGGTGAGTCGGCATCAGGAATGAAGCACAGCTTGGGATGGAACCGCTTCAGCAGCTGCAGGTGCTCCTTTGTCAGTGCCGTGCCGAGCGGTGCCACTGTGTTCAGTGCACCGATCTGCTGCATTTTGATGACATCGGGGCCACCCTCGACGATGTAGAACAGCTCTTCCCTGGCACCGATGTTCATGGCCGTATTCAGTCCGAACAGCACTTCCGACTTATGGAAGATCAGGCTGTCGCTGCCATTGAGATACTTCGCCTTGTCCTTATCATCTGAAAGTGTCCTTGCCGTGTAGTTGATCACATTACCCCATCGGTCTCTGACGGGAATCATCAGACGGTCACGGAAGAAGGCATATTCCCGTCCAGACTCACTATCTTCAGCAATCAGTCCGGCCTCCTTGCACAGCTCCATGCTCAACCCGGTCTTCCTGATGAAGTCCATGAACTGCTGGCTGCTCTTCGGTGCATAGCCCAGTCCCAGCTCCTCGATGGTCTCCTTGCTCCACCTGTGACGGGCATAGTCCATCATGGCAAGAGCCTCCGGCGTTCTTTCATGCAGCTTCTCCACATAGTATTTCTGTATGTGCGTGAAGATGACCGCCATCGACTCCTTTTTCTTCTGCTGCTCCACCTCCTGAGGCGTCCTTTCCCGTTTCTCTTCCTCGATGTCTATGTTATACCGCTTGCCCAATATCCGGCAGGCTCCGAGGAAGTCCACCTTCTCATGCTCCATGATGAAGTGGATAGGAGTGCCGCCCTTGCCACAGACGAAACAGTGGCAGATGTTCTTGGCCGGACTGACCACGAATGACGGATTCTTGTCATCGTGGAACGGACACAGGCCCTTGTAGTTGACACCGCTTTTCTTCAGTGTGACATACTCAGACACCACATCAACGATGGCCAGGCTGTTGAGCTTGTCAATAATATGATCTTTAATCATAGCCATTGCGATTTATTGCTGCAAAAGTAGAAACAAAGAGGCAGTCATTAAAAGACTGCCCTTTGTCATTCTTCTGCCGCTTTCACTTCTGCCTCAGGTGCAGCCTGTTCTTGACTGTCTCCCTTTTCGGTCTCTTGCTGGTCTGGCACACTTATTTCGACTGATGCCGCGTCCATGCTGGTCATCATGTGGAGCATGAACACGAATCCTTTCAGTTCCGCATCACTGTTGAAATATAGATTGTTTCTGACTGAGCCGAAATCAATCTCCAGCCTTACTCCGTAGTTCGTGACCACCTTTTCAATAACTTTCTTCATCATTGTTCTGTCAATTCTGTATTAAACACTACTTCCCTGAACTGAGGGAAACACTCGAAAAATCTCTGGGCGAGGTCGAAGAAGTCAGGTTTGGCTCCTTCCAGATCCTTCTTCAAGACCTGCCTCGTCTCTTCATCAGGCACCATCTCCTGTAAGGTGATGGCCTCTTCCGTCCTCTGAATCTTAATCTTCATTGCATACGGTTTCATTTAAGTAATTCACATAGGCACGTAGCTTCAGGCAGTACCGCCCGTTGATGCAGTTGCGTCCGTGCTTGCAATCCTTACACTTCGGGGGCATCTATACCAGTCTTACGTCCTTGACGATAAAGGTCATCTTGACCTTGTTCTTCTCGATGCTCCTGAAGTGGACAGAGGCAGGCACGACATTCATTCTTGCCATGAACCGCTCAATATCCATGATGTAGATGGCAGAGCGGAAGATCATCTGGAAGCACACCTTATCCATTCTCTCCATGTTATAGAAGGCAGGATAGACATAGAGGAAATTGCTGTCGAAGCATTCCATGGCAATCTGCCGCATCCGTTTCATCGTATAGATAGAATGGATGGTGACGGGCTGCAGGCACTTGTTACTCCAGTACAAGGCCGTGGTCATGTTCTTCTCCGATGTCAGGCACTCCAGCGGTCCTTCGAGGCTTTTCTTCCCGTTAGGCAGGAAGCCGATGGCTTCCCACTGCCGTTTCGTTGCGTATGTATGCCAGAGTACTTCACCGCCATTGAAGTCCTTATACGAACTTGTAATCAGTGGGTGAAACCCTTTTGGCCAGTTTGTTCCTTCTCTTTGCATAATTGTTCAGATATAAATGCCCTGCTTCGCTTTCTTCACAGAGAACGAAAGCAGGGACTTGCAAGTTAGTTCAATATGCTTATGT